TTCCAATGCCACTACTGCCTCTACTGCTGCTTCCAATGCTGCTTCCAATGCCACTACTGCCTCTACTGCTGCTTCCAATGCTGCTTCCAATGCCACTACTGCCTCTACTGCTGCTTCCAATGCTGCTTCCAATGCCACTACTGCCTCTACTGCTGCTTCCAATGCTGCTTCAAATGCCACTACTGCTTCTACTGCTGCTTCCAATGCTGCTTCAAATGCCACTACTGCCTCTACTGCTGCTTCCAATGCTGCTTCAAATGCCACTACTGCTTCTGATGCTGCATCTAATGCTATTGACTATAGCAGTACTGCTCTTGATTCTGCCAACAATGCTACAAGTTATAAAAATACTGCATCTAATGCCGCATCAGATGCTGAATTTTATAGAGACAATGCATCTGATGCGGCATTAGATGCCGCAAATCAAATTGCCCTAGCGGCAGCAAACGCTGGAAGTGCTGCTGCTGCTTCTGCACTTACACCTGATGCTTTTAAAACTGCTTTTATAAATATGTTAACTGATGCTACAGCAAACAATGACTTTAAGGCTGGCGATTCACTCATTAACGCTTTCGCCCTAACACCTCTCGCTCAATTCAAGCACTTACCTGATATTGGTCATTTGAAGATGGGTGGTGGTGGATGGGATGGTGGCTCAAAGAGAAATCTGACCGATGAAATTAAAGTTAAAAAAAACAAAAAAGTGAAAAGCATGAAAAAAAAAAGTAGTTAAGTTTAATGAAGTAAAAATAATATGTCCGGAATAAATAGGGCGATGAATTATAGTGATTCTGTAAATGATACTAGTGGTTTACAAAATCAAATATCAGATCTACAAGAACAGGCGCAATATTTTCAACAACAATTATCAAAAATTAGTTCTACTTCAACAAGTCAAGCGGGTCTTTCTCTTCTTATTCAAGAGCTTGACAAACAAGTGAGTGATTTATCTGGATATATGTTTAAACAGTTCTCGGATTTGAAAAATTATTTGGGAACATTGAATCAAACCAGCGCATCAACACCCCCGCCGACACAGGCATTGCAGATTTTAGCTACTTCAGTTAGTAGTCAACTACAAAATTTAAGAGATACTATAAACGGTTTACAGTCTGGAAGTTCATCGCCAGCGTTAACACGCACAGTTACTGAGCTACAAAGTACAATTTCTGAAATGAATAAAAGTTTATCACAACTGCAAGGAAATCAATCAATCGTTACATCTTTACAGAATGATATTGCATTATTAAAATCGGGTATGGGCTCTGGTGTAGGCTCTAGTGGTGGACCAGTGAACAACGCATTATTACAGAAAATTTTAGATGAGCTGAATAAGTTGAAAGGTTTTGTTGGAACTCCAAAAGGCAATTTTAATCAATCTGGAACAGTTGTGGATACTCATGTAACAACAACGGTGCCCGATCAAGAAGGTGGTACAGCACCAGCACCATCACCAGTACCATCACCAGCACCATCACCAGCAAATCCAGCAAACCCAATTGCACAACTATCATCCGCTCAACTTACAAGATATAATAGCGTTAGAGAAACAATATCAACAAACTTAGGGGGTTCCAGTGTAACTAATCAACTAAATAATTATTTTACACAAAATTATAATGCTAATCTAAATTTTTTTACATTTTTAGCAAGCCAACTTATTCCAGCAAATACAGATGCTACAGTTATTAATAATGTTGTTAATTACATCAATACTAATATACTACCTATTATTAGATTAGGGCCAGCACCAGTACCAGCACCAGCAGAATTACGTGTGGACCCAATAATACGAATATATCCACCATTAATTGTCGATCCGCAGGAAACAATATCACAAGCAATCCAACTAGTAGGGCCAGCACAAGGACCAACACAAGGGCCATCTCCTTCACCGAGACCAGTGCCAGCAGCAAGCCCAGTCCCACAACCAGCGTGTGATACTCTAAATAATTTATTTAACTGGCTCAATACTTCAACAAACAATGCTGATGTAACAAAAAGTAGAACTGCTGTAGAAAAATACATTTGTTTAAGAACTTATACTCAAGCAGAGTTAGATGCAAAAGCTATCAGTAATGGCTATGCTAATATAGCCGCTTTTGAAAATGATATGTTATTTTTATCTGTAGCAATGAATGTACAATCAACAAATAATTTATATTTAGGAAGACTCCCAGTACAATTTACAAATTATTTAGCAACTAGAAATCCAACAAATCCAGCAACAACATCAGCCACAGCAGCAACAACAGCACAATCAACTAATTATATTATAACAAATGCTCCATCAACTCCTATACACTATTATCTAACAAATTATAGCGTGCGTATAGTGACATCTGGAGGAGGAGCAACGAATCCTATTACTCTTTCTAATTCATACCCTATATATTATGATGCTGATAATAATAAATATTTTATAGTTGATACTACTAAAACACCCACCCTTAGAATTGATATTAATATTAATAGTACAACAAATGCTGTAAACATACCTTCAACAAATTATTCAGGGGTTATAACAGACTCAACAAACGCACATATTATTACAACACCAATTACTAGTTTTTATAATACTTCTACACCAGCAATATCAAGTGCGAGTAGTCCATTATATGGCTCGGTTATAGCAAACAATCAAACTGAAGAAATTCGCAAACACAAATTTAAAGATAAGACTATTACAACTGTGACAAAAATAGAGGAAGATGATGATGACGATGATGATGATATTAGTGGTTCATCCAATAATAATTTAAAAGAATCTATTGCTCAACTAACAAATGCTATTAGACAATTAGTTTCAATGCAAACTTCAATAATAAATGGGGTGCTACCAACCCAGCCACAAGGAACATCTTCTGATTCAATATCACAATTAGCAACTGCTATTACAGGATTAATAGGTAATCAGCATCAACAACAACAAGGGCAACAGCAACCATCCTCATGTAACGTCGTTGTAAATAATAATTGTGGTAGTACTACAGCAGTGCCAGAAGTGACAGCGGTGCCTCGTCCAGTACCAGCCCCAGCACAAGCAGCATGTGATACTCTAAATAATTTGTTTAATTGGCTCAGTACTGCAACAAATAACGCTGATGTAACAAAAAGTGTTATTGCTGTAGAAAAATACATATGTTTAAGGTCATATAGTCAAACACAGTTAGATACAATTGCTAGTAACAATGGATATGCGAATATAGCAGATTTTGAAAATAATATGTTATTCTTATCATCTGCTATGAATGTTGAGCCTATTACTAATATTGTATTATTACGCACTTCATCATTTGCTAGTGTTCCAACATCACAGCAATACAAGGATGCTTACAATTATTTAATGAGATTGCCTATACAATTTAGAGATTATTTAGCAAAAAGACCCGCGATAAATCCAAATTCAATTCTTGATTTTCATAATTGGGCTGAATTTGTAGGTATACCACCTAATGGAATAAATGTTTGTAATATTGTATTTGGTGGAACTTGCCCACCTATACCAACTTCTGGGGGAAATATGAGTATATTAGAAGAAGAGCAGCAGTTACAAGATGGCGGTGTAGAATGCCTCATGGATTCTATAGATAATATTATATCATGTGTAAATGCCGATACTACAGTACCTATGGCAAATAAGTTAACAACTATTTTTAGCAATATTTCAACAAGATTAAATCTACATCCTTTTTCAAACTATTTAAATGATGATGGGACTGGTAAATATATAACTACTAATAAATTTCAACCCACATATCCATATATACAAATTACAACTGGGGGTCAATTTAATAAACTTACAACACTTCCTGCTGGAGCAGTAGCTCTACCAAGAAGAATTGTAACTGAAGATTATATTTCTATGACACATATTGATACTTTAGTACCATTACCAGCACCAATGCCATCACCATCTCCAGTACCATCACCAATGCCTCAACCAGCACCAGCACCAGTACCAATGCCTCAACCAGCACCAGCACCAGTACCATCTCCAGTACCATCACCTTCTCCAATACCATCTCCAGTACCATCACCTTCTCCAGTACCATCTCCAATGCCTCAACCAGCACCAGCACCATCTCCAGGACAAAACCCATCACTATCTCCAGTACCATCACCATCTCCAGTACCATCACTATCTCCAGTACCATCACCATCTCCAGTACCATCACCATCTCCAGTACCGTCACCATCTCCAGTACCATCACCATCTCCAGTACCATCACCATCTCCAAGCCCAGTACCATCTCCAGTACCATCACCATCCCCAAGCCCAGTACCAGTACCATCTCCAAGCCCAGTACCATCTCCAGTAGAATCTCCAGTACCATCACCTTCTCCAGTAGAATCTCCAGTACCATCACCTTCTCCAGTACCAACTCCAGCTTCATCACCAATACCATCACCTTCTCCATCACCTTCTCCATCACCAGTACCATCACCTTCTCCATCACCAGTACCATCACCAAGTCCAGTACCATCTCCAAGCCCAGTACCAGTACCATCTCCAAGCCCAGTACCATCTCCAGTAGAATCTCCAGTACCATCACCTTCTCCAGTACCATCTCCAAGCCCAGTACCATCTCCAGTAGAATCTCCAGTACCATCACCTTCTCCAGTACCATCACCTTCTCCAGTACCATCTCCAATACCATCTCCATCTCCAAGCCCAGTACCATCACCAGTGCCAAGCTCATTGTCTTCTTCTTTAGCAAATTGGGAAAAAAGAGCTATACTTGATGCGTTTTCTATAATTTTACGTGAGAATAATTCATCAGTGCCTTTCAAATTGTTTCTAGAATCTATGTATAATTCTATAAATACTGTCATGACACTCGATACAAATGAACAACAATCAATTCAAAATCAAATATCTAATATAAGAGGGCTTGATCAATATGAAATTGCTGCATTGAATGCGGCACTCCAGACTATTATGAATCCTTCCCCTTCTCCAGCACCAGGAATAGTCGGTGGATCTAAAGTTACAAATAGAAAAGGTAGAAAACAAAAAGGAGGACAAGTTGACCCATTAACAACATTAAATAGTAATTTAGGAAATATATCAAATAGTCCTGTTAGTTATTTTGAACGTTCTGAAACAGAAATATATACAATTGTACAAAATATTGAGAATAATTTTCCAGCAATAGTAATAAATCAAGATTCTAAAGAACTTTCATTGCGTATTATACAAATTATTTATCCTCAAGTATATCCATTAAATTCATTACAATACTATAATAAATATATTCAAACTATACAATTTGGCTTGACATATGTTTTCTATATTGATGGAATTGGTCAATTTGCATATGTAGCAACACCTCCACAAATTGATATTACTCCTAGTTATTATACTGATTTACTATTGTATATTGCAATTAAATTAAATAACAGAATTTTTTTTTTTAGCGGTTTAACCCCATTTCCTTCTCCATCTCCAGCACCATCCCCTTCTCCTTCTCCAGCACCAATGCCATCACCAGTGCCTTCTCCATCTCCATCACCATCTCCATCTCCATCCCCTTCTCCTTCTCCAGCACCAATGCCATCTCCATCACCAACACCAATGCCATCACCAGCACCATCTCCGTCACCAACACCAATGCCATCACCAGCACCATCCCCTTCTCCTTCTCCAGCACCAATGCCATCACCAGTGCCTTCTCCATCTCCTTCTCCATCACCATCACCATCACCATCTCCATCTCCTTCTCCATCTCCAGCACCATCTCCATCCCCTTCTCCATCTCCATCACCATCTCCATCTCCATCCCCTTCTCCTTCTCCAGCACCAATGCCATCCCCAACACCATCTCCTTCTCCTTTTCCTTCTCCATCTCCATCTCCAGTACCAAGGCCATCTCCATCTCCATCACCAACACCATCACCAACACCAATACCATCTTCATCACCAACACCATCTCCATCTCCAGTACCAAGGCCATCTCCATCACCAACACCATCTCCAGTACCAAGGCCATCACCAACACCATCTCCAGCACCAAGGTCATCACCAAGCCCATCACAAAGCCCATCACCGTCGCCAAGCCCATCACCATCACCAAGCCCATCACCAAGGCCATCACCAAGCCCATCACCAAGCCCATCACCAAGACCATCACCAAGCCCATCACCAAGGCCATCACCAAGCCCATCACCAAGCCCATCACCATCACCATTACCATCGCCAATACCATCACCAAGCCCATCACCATCACCATTACCATCGCCAATACCATCACCAAGCCCATCACCATCACCAAATCCATCATCATCACCATCACCATCACCAAGCCCATCACCATCACCAAATCCATCATCATCACCAAACCCATCGCCATCTCTAAACCCATCACCGGCAGAACCCCCATTAGAAACTTTACGTGGCCTTAATGCGTACGAGCAAGCAGCACTTACTGCGGTAACCTCAACAATAGGTGGTAAAAGAAAAATAAAATCAAAAGATGTATTAGATATGAAAAAGGATAAAAATATACAAAAAGGTGGTCAAGGAATGGTACATCCTATTACAAGCGCAACCGATCATTCATACATCTCTGCAATTGATGATCAAACAGTAATAAATGCTTTTAGATACTGCGAGTCTAGTCATCGTTTAGCAACTTCACAAGTGGGTCTTTTTGATACATATGGAGTTGCTAATACAAGTACAAATTATGATTTACAGCAGTTACGTGACTGTATAGGTAATCAACTTTATGGAGATTTTACAATAAGATTTCCACGTGCTTCAAGGACTACGCCAACTTTACCAGCAGGTTCAACATTTCCTGGTTATTGTACATATGCACAAGATGACCGTCGACCATGCCCCCCTGGAGTACTTCCAGCAAATCCTTCACTTTCTTTCCAACTATCTAGAAGTGCACAGTTTGGAGGAAAAAGATCCTCGCGTAAAAGAAATCCCGGTTCTTCAGCCAAAAGAGCTACTGTAAAAAATAAGAAGCACTAGTAGAATGCCTTCCCGCAAGAATACCCGTCGCGCCACTCGCAAAGCCAGTCGCAAGAGTGTCAGTCGCAAGGCCAGTCGCAAGAATCGTAGCCGCAAGTAAGTAACTAAGTTTCTTCTAGAAACGCACAAGTAGTATCTTGTACATTACTAGATTTAGTTCCAAGCAGTTTTCTAAGAAATAGATTTCTATGAAGTTCATGTTTCCCATATTTTACAATTCCATTTCTATGTTTTAGCGTACCATAACCTTTATTGTTTGCTAAATCATATTTTTCACCCAAGTTAGGATTTTTCTCAACCATCTCAACAATAGCTCTATCTCTTGAGACTTTTGCAATAATTGATGCGGCAGCCACGCAAATATAAGTATTATCCAATTCTGGCTCGACAACTTGCTCCAATGAAGATTCAATTGCTAAACAACCATCAATAAGAATTCTCTGAGGCTGTTTTGGCAAAGATGCTAAAGCACGTTCAAAAGCGCTACGGTTGGCCTTTGTCATACCCCAAGAATCAATTTCTTGAGGCGATACAATCCCGACACTGTAACTTTCTGCATGTTTCAAGATTCCTTCATAAATTCTATTTCTCTTTTTCTCAGAAATCTTTTTACTATCTTTAATTTGTTCTGATAGTTTACGAATTTCATCCGTCCATAACTCTTCATTTTTCCACACTACAGCAGCGGCATAGAAAGGTCCCCATAGACATCCACGACCCGCTTCATCAAGGCCTGCCTCGATAAGAGTATCATAATTATATCGTGACTTCAACATTTGTATACAAAGATAATAAAAGGAATTAAATCAAATTTTTAATAAAATAGTTATGACGCTAAAAGTTAGATGAACGTTGGTGTTTTTACAGTATTATTTATAATTTTAATAGTAATTGTTGTATTCTTTAAATTAAATAAGAATGAAGGGTTTCAAGACCCTATATTACATATACCAGAATCACCAGTTGCGCAAAAAAATTTAGTTGAAGCCAGTCAAGAAGATTATGCGCCAACATATATTTTAGCACCAGGGGCTGCTCCCGGTGCGATTGCTTCTTTTAACAGTTTACCTTATCGCGACCCTTCTTTAGAAAAAGCAAACTTTCAAAGAATATTGAATCTTCAAACTACTTTACAAGGGTTTTTAGAGAATGAAGCAAAAGGTTTAGAAGATTTATCTGACCCTTCTATTCAATTACCACTTTCATCAGCGCGAGGCGATTTATCAAAACTGAGAAATGAAGTACTTGTGCTAAAACGTAATCCTGGCATTGATTCTACACTAACACAACAAGATGTTGATGAAGTACAAGCAAATATGGCTTATTTACAAAAGAAATGGAGACTGAGTGTATATAATGATTTAAATGATGTAGAAGGATTTCAAGATTCTTCTGGTGCTGATTCTAGTTATGATATGGGGAATATAGTAAATTATATGGCAACTGATACTGTATATAATAATATTGTTCAAGATATTAATGCATATAGAATGCGTAATAATATTACTAGCACTAATGATTTATCATATAGATTTTTATTATTTGCGAATCCACTTTCTAGAAATAATAGTGTAATATTAAGTAATGGAGATATACAAGGCGGGTTTGAATCATATAACAATGTATATAATGTTTTAAATACGATTGGTATTGCTACGCCCCCTGGGTATGGCTCTAGTAATCCATCTAGTAATCCATCTAGTAATCCATCTAGTAATCCATCTAGTAATCCATTTGGCTATGGCTCTAGTAATCCATCAAGTAATCCATCAAGTAATCCATCTAGTAATCCATCAAGTAATCCATCAAGTAATCCATCTAGTAATCCATCTAGTAATCCATCTAGTAATCCATCAAGTAATCCATCTAGTAATCCATCTAAAAATAACTCTAACAATAACATTGGTATAAATGATTTACGTGATTTAATAAATAAAATTAGTGTAACTATATCAAGACTTACAAATAGTGGAACAACGGACCCTGTTGTATTAGCACGTGTTCATGTATTAGAAAGAACAAAAAAGAATGTTGAAATAATATTAAATGAAGTTATGTCTGGTGTTAAACCTGAAGCAGATATTCCTATTACAAGAGATTCTTATAATGAATTCTTAAAAACTAGTTCGAATGTAAATTCTCCAGTAACAAAACTATTTGGTAAAGATTCTTCATTAGCCGGCTTATTTCCTGCTTATTCTGATGGTGATGTGGATGGTGCTAAATTCGCTCAAAAGTTATTCTCACAATACTCTGATATGTTATTTAATGGATTATCATTTGATGTAAATATTCAGTATGCAAGTCCCGCTGAACAAGGATTGGCAAATAGTCTTGTTGGTGCTATCAAACAAAATATGGGTTCTCAAAATATAAATGCTACATCAAAACTGTTAAGTGCTTATGACGTTAATACAAGCAATAATGCGTTTTCGCAAATAATGGGAACATATAGCAATGGTTATAATGGCAATATATTTACTGATTTAACAAGCAAATATTTAGGAAATAATGCTCCTGTAGTAAGTGATCCTAACTATTTAGGAATACCTACAAGAAGTAATGTAACATATTCAAATAACGCAAGTCCATTTGATTGGCAAGAAAGAGCAGCTTTTATATGTGATGCTGTCCAGAAGAAGGGTTTAAATCCTAAGGATTTCGGTTGCTTACGCCCCGACGAATATGTATCAGATGATTTTTCTTGGAGAGGGTATGCTAAAATGATATGTACACGCCTAGGTACATCAATGGATACTGGATTACCTGAAACTTGTGGGTGCCCTCCATTAACATGGTCTGGATGGAGACCTTAAAAAAAATTATAAATATTAGAGACAATGCGTTTATCAAATTCACAACTAGCAATTGTAATATTAATAAGTGTTATTACAGGATATATTCTTAAGACAACTATGGCAGAAGGTTTTCAGACTTTACCAGGATTATCTACAACTAACATGGTTACACCCCCAGCACAAACATGCCCCAAGTGTAATGCAACTTGCCCAGATTGCCCACCCATGGCAGATATGACAAAGTATGTATTAAAAACTTCAATTCCTCCTTGCCCTGTATGCCCCGATATGGCAATGTATATGCTAAAGACTGAATGCCCTCCAGCAGTTGATTTATCACACTATGTATTAAAGTCTAGTATACCAAAGCCAGAGCCTATTATTATTGATAATAGTTCTTGTGGTAAAAGTGCTGGCGAATGCCCCCCTTGCCCTAGACCAAGATGCCCTGAAATTAAATGCCCTGGTCCAGTATCATGCCCGGCATGCCCTCCTTGCGCACGTGCTAAATGCCCTGAAAAGGTTGTAAAGTGCAAAGCGGAAAATGCTGATACAAACCCTGTCAGACCTTATTTAACACCATTAAGTGTAACAGGCTTTGGCGCAGCATGATGCTTAAATTAAAGAGTTAAAATAGATATGGATACTCGTTATTGGGGACCATCTGGATGGAAATTATTACATTCTATAACATTTTCTTATGAAGAAAAACTTAAAAACCAATATGTTGATTTTTTTAATGTTATAGCATTTATTCTTCCATGTAAATTCTGTAGAAAGAGTTATAGTGAATATATTATAACTGACCCTGTAGAAGCAAGTTCAAAAGAATCTTTAACAAAATGGTTATGGAGAATCCATAATAAAGTAAATGAGAAACTAAGAAGTCAGGGATTATGTAGCAGTGATGATCCACCATTTTCTATTGTGAAAAAACTATATGAAGAAAAATTACATCAAGGTTGTTCTAAAGTGCATTTTGAAGGATGGGAATTTTTATTCTCAATTATTGAAGGTCATCCTACATCAAAATTATCTCTTGGAAGTAAACCATTTGATACTTCAGAGAATATAAATACTCCGTTGCTGCAGAATATGTATAATACAATGAAGCCTAGTGAAAGACTTACGTATTTTAAACAGTTCTGGAGTATTCTTCCAGAAGTTTTACCCTTTCATGAATGGAGAGTGTTATGGAAAAAGTATGAGCCTTCTTCAACTGCTTGGAATACTAGAGCAGAATCTTTAAAGAATTTATATAGTATTCGTTGCTCTTTAGAAAACGCTTTAGAATTACAAAATAAAACAAAGTTTTCTAGTCTTTGTAAAGAGTTACGTAGTTATAAAAGTGCTTGTAACAAATCAAAGAAATCAAAAACATGTAGAAAAAAGAGAGTATAATTAGATGGCAAATAATTCTGGGATTATAAATGTATTTCAGCCAAATCTAATACGAGGCTCAGAAGTATCTGCTTGGGCAAAAAAACAAGGATATGGCTCTAATAAAAAATATTTCTATGTCGAACATCCTGAAGAAGGTTGGAGAGTTTTTATGCGCGCATGTTGTTTTATTCACATAAATGGTGATAGAAATCCTAGCAAATTTGTTGTTGTAAAAAATACAGATGAGTCGCCAAACGGTAAAACATGGGAACCCCCGAAAGGCCAAACAGAAGGAAAAGATGGACTCCGAGACCCTTCTATGCCTCTTTTAAAAGTTCTTGAAGAAAATCTACGTCGTGAAGTGGAAGAAGAAGCAAAGATTCACAATCTTCAAAGAATGAAACATACCGGATTGGTACTACAAAGTGCTGAAACACAATATGATAAGAATACATATTTCCAGTATCATGTGTTTCAAGCATTTATTGATGAAGATGAATTTCAAAAAGCAGAAGAAAAATTCATTTGGTACAAGGAACATCCTAAGGCATGGAACAAACTCAGAAAAGATAATCGTGAAAAAGATGGTATTGGTTGGTTTGACCCTGTTAATACAAAATTATATGGGCGTTGGTCTCCAGCAATTGTCGCTCTTTATCTAAATAGTTTCAAGTAGAGATTCTTTCTTTGTATAGATAATACTACTTAGATTCTTTTCCATACTTAATTTATTACTCTCATAATATTTATAAGAACAAGTATGGTCTTCAGGATATCTATGAGAATCACAAAATACTAAATTACATCTACATGCGAATGCAGTTAGAGGTAATTTACGCTTACATCCATCTTTGGAACAACGATAAGGCATATTGCTAATTATTTATTTAGAAATAAAAAAACAATTTTTTGGTTTTTAAACCAAAAAATTATTGATTAATGTTTCTATAAGAAACTTATGAAACAATTTTTTTTACTTTGGCGCTGGTGCTACTATTGGTTTCTGTATTATCTTAACTCCTTCATTATATTTTATCTGACAATTGGTATAATAATCAGATAATAACTCACGAGCTTCTAGTGCAACTTCCTCTATTCCAATAATACCTTTTGACAATATATCATTATTTAATGTTATTGAATTATCTATCGTAAATAGTTTATTTAATAATTTATTTACCTTTGTTGTATGTTGAAATTGTATATTAAATAATTCTATTGCTTTATTTCTTAAATCAGCAATTTGTTTTTGATTTGTCATGCTAGAAGATGGGTTGCCAGATAGTTCATTAACCTTTTTAAGTTCTTCAAGTGTTTTTGAACCGTTATATTCAGAATGAATAAACGCTGATATTAATTTTCCAATAGATTCTTCTCCTTTTTTATCATCAGATGAGCCTTCATATAAACTAACTAATGCTTTTAAAGCATACGCATCTATAATAGGGCTACCTGGTGTAGGCAGAGATTTATCTTTTACTAAATCAAAGGTTGTATTAAAAATAATTGGTTGAATTGTTGTTGGTTTCGCTTTTTTAAGGCCACTTATATCTAGAAGTTGTAAAGCACGAGCAGTACAAAATGCTTTTACTGGAGGGTCTCTTAATAAATTTCTCCATAATTCACTTGTTTTAAACTTAGGATCCTTTACTTTAGAATTATCTACAGGATTCTGATAACCTTTTTTACTTGCTTCTAATCCAAATTCAATAACATTTAATGCTTGCTTTTTAATAATATTAAATTTATTTTCAAGCCATTTTGGTATTGTTGTTATACCATTTGTTGGCTCTAAACTGAACGCTGCAAATCCAGATTTAATAGTGAATTTATTTTGAGCAGAACTTTCTGATATTTCTTCGCCTTCTGGTAATTTATCTAACTTTTCATAATTTAAATTTGGTTTAAAATTTAATTTTGTAGAATCAGTTATATTTTGTAAATTTGTGATTTCTACAGAATATGCGTCACTCGAAATTTTTACGATTAATAAACTAAATGATACTTCTACATCTACATTTTTACCATTTATTTTTGTAGCAAATCCAAAAACAAACTTAGGATATTCGCTAAGGATGTCATTTTCAGAAACAAATATTCCAGCATTCTCCATTCCAAAATTTGTATCTTTTATTTTCAAAAATGTTGGTTTAATCCTACTTGATTCAAGATATTTGAATTCTTTTAAAGTTTTCATTGTTTGTGATGGGGGTAGAGACATTATTTTATTTGTGATAGCATATATAAAATCTGCAAAGTCTTTTTCTTTTGTATCAATTGATACTAATATTGTATTTTTTGGCTGAGGAGCATAGCTATAATCTTCATTAAAAGGATACTCTTTATTATTTCTTGTAAGTACATTGATATTTAATTGATTTCCATTTTTAAGCATTAACTCAAATACTAATGATGAAGGTGGTCTAGAATATGTAAAAACAAGTTTATTATTAATAATTTGTATAATAAATCCTGTTACATTTGCTGCTCTCTCTCTTGTAGTAGCAACAGTTGATAAATAATATTGGCCTTGATTTACAGATGCTGTTAAATAAAGTGAAAAAATATGTATTTCATTTGGTAATGAAGAAATTTCTGCGAGATTTAGTTCTCCACCAAACCCAAACCACGATTTAGGTTTGTCTTCTAGTTTCTTAAAAAAAGGAATGCCTCTTTGCTGATAAACAGGCTCTTCAGTCTTTGATTTTAAATAATCCGCTCTGTCAGGTATTTTTGTATCCATAATACTTAACGATAAGGCACCTACAACTTGGAATAATCTTACAAAAAAGAAAGCAAGTGTTTTACAACCAACCTCATTACTACTATTTTTCATTTTTGTTAAATCTTCAATTCTTTTAATATACAAAATCTGTCCTTTTCCTATTTCAGCTTGAATTTGTACTCTATCAAAAAAACTTTTAAGTTTATCTTCTGCTATAACAATCCATTTAGAACATTCGCCAGGATTTGCTAATGAAATCATATCACGAATATCAGCATTTCTTAAAATAAAATCTAATATTCTGTTCATTAAATCAACAGTTGGTTGTGTTTTATCATATATATTTCTTGAATCTGGCATCCTTGACAAGGATGGCATTGATATATCTGCTCCCATATTATCCTAATAAGACTACACAGAATTAGTCATTACCATTACTCGTTTAAGAACTTCAAAGTTTGATTCTAACTTTTTTAGACATTTATTAAGTGTTCCTTCACTAATATCGCATACAGAAGCAATACGTTCTAGGTTAATACCGGAATTAGAAGAATCCGGCATTGAATGTGTTAATACAAAAGCAATTACACCAGCAGCAAGCGATGGCGGCATATTCTCTGGACAAATCTCAAGGCGTTCTGCTTCATTCGCAATACGGATTGCGTTTTCTTTTAGAATCATAGCAAGATTTCGTGAAATAGGAAGTTTTGATAGTGGTTGGCTTACATAGTCAGCAGCCTTCGTAGAAGACATATTTGCTGGGATTACTACATCGTTTAGTAGACCTCGCTGATTTGCCATGGATAGCACTTCTTGGAAATATTTAAACGATTTTGTGAATTGTGTTGAAGACAAATGGAAAATCTCAGAAATCTCTTTTGGTTTGCGGGGTTGTCCAATCATTTTTAAAGCGGAATAAATACAACTCGCGACTACACTTGTTCGTGACATTCCTCGCTTATCACAATGCTCTACAAGACGAATGTACAGTGCTTTCGCAACATCAATCGTGCGAATATCAATGCCGTTGTTCGTAGCAGTCAGTGAGAGTTGCTCGAAGACTTGTAGTAATGAGCGTTCTTTATAAGGCAGTAAATTCCAAGTATGGAATCTGCGAACACGAGCCATCGCAATACGGTTTGATTTATTACCACCGACTGTTTTATTCAAAATGATTGTTCCGAGCGTTGAATGGGGGAAACGGGAATCAATTGGCGCTCCCACACGGCATGGATCCAAACTACTTCTATCGTCTACTCCAAAGAAACGATATTCGGCAGAACTGTCAATGTTTGGTCTATATAGTGTTCCACAACTTTTGCACACAACTTCATCTTCTAAATCAACTTCTTCTTGTGGTGTATTACAATAACTACAGCACAATGCTTTTACTTCTTTTTTTTCATCAAAATAATTTGATAAATCATGAACTTCTTTTCTGTTTGTTAGACCCTTAAAATACTGGTCCATTTTATATAAGACCTATGGGTTGTAGATTTAATCAATTTTTATATTTTTACGCATCGAGCATGAATACCAGAGGTATTTATCAATTTTTATATTTTTACGCATCATCCAACAACCAAAATCCTTTTTCTTTCATAACTGATTTCTTAATATCACCCACCATCCAATTAAAATGATAAATAAACGTATTCTCATTTAATAAACTTTCTTTCGGCGTATGAACAAATAGATTTACAGGCAATGAATGTTTCTTTGTAAGTCTTAAATTGAAATATTGTTGGTCGCTATGGAATCTATCAATATAATTTCTATATGACGATTCTTTGCATAATTCTAACGTTGTATCACATCTACGCATAATAAAACATCCTCCACAAATATTTGGACATGCTGTAGAGTTAGAGCATGCTAATGACTTTTCATCACATTGACCGGCCATTTCACATTTATTCTTTTCCATATAATCAATCATAAAATCAACAGGGTCTTTTAAAAGAGCAATATCAGTATCAAAATGGATAACAAAATTTATTCTTTTTGCTTTGAATAGTGGATAAATAATTTTATAGCGGTAATAACATATAGTTTTGTATTGAGGCTGGCCCCATTCGTAAAAATCTTCAAAGCCCGGAATTGGTAAATAATGTGTAACTATTTCTTTATAACTTTGAAGAAAGTCATAGGACTTTTTGTCCATACAGTATACGTGAAGTTTCCATGGCGCATTTAGTTTTTTATAGTATCTTATAAAATTTCTAGTATAATCTAAATATCCATAATTTGTACAACAAAAATTATGGGTATTTTTATAATATACTGTAGCCATTTAATTATATTTATATTAAAATGTTTAGACCAAAGAGGCATATACATAATAAGAAGAGCCAGCAGCAATTACTTGTACTACTGTATATATTAATGCTTCTTTCATACCTAATTTGCCATTCAAGTAATATACAAGTGATACAGCGGGATTAACTGCTCCACCGCTTACTGGTATAATTAAAAATAGAATGACCGTAAAAATTATACCTATAAAAATAGGGTTTGATAAACTAAGAACACTTAATACTAATAAAAATGTTCCTAAATATTCTGCTAGCAAAGGTAATACACTTTTCATCTATTATATTCTCCGGATTTATTAGATGAAAACTAATCGTTATATAGAAATATTTGTAGCAGCATCTTTAACATTTTTATTCGTAGTGTATTTTATGGATTTTTTATCAATGAATGAATATATCATTGTGCGTAAAGCCATTAACGTGAAGGAGGCATTTGTATCATTAAAGCCAGCAAATGTTGATAAATCCTATAGTCTTTTAGATGGAGTTCTACCATTAAAAGATAAACAAACTGGAGAAAGACTTAATTCCCAAACATGCTACGATACTAATTTCCAAACTAGGCTAGAATTAGTCGGGAATTATGCACAACGTACAAACAATTATCGCCACAAAGATGCTGACTCATGCAGTTCTCCTTTCCAAGAATTTGTAACTGCGTTTTATAATGTAAAACCTATTTAATCCATTGAGGGGATAAGAGAATCGCTGCTGCTGCAACTGCGAAGACTGTTATAACTATAGCATCCATTTTACTTACTTTAAAAAAGTTATACGCTATGATACATAATGGTATAAGAAGACCAACGATAATTCCTATTTTATCATTTAATTTCATATCATTGAATGTATCTAATGAAGGACTTTTTACTAACACTGAATAAGCAGTAAATGCTAGAATTGCATATATACAAATTATGTTTACTTCAGATGCTATAATTGTATTTAATAAAAGGTCTAATGTTTCTGATTTTTTCATATATGCTATAATAACTGGTATAATTAAGACTAACATTAGTATACCCCATTTTAATATAGAATCATTAAAATTCTGTGATTTATTTATTGATAAAGCAGCAAATGCTCCTAGTACACCAGTTACTGCAATAATTAGAAATAATTGTAAAATAGGTATTTGCGTAGAGCTTCTTGAGCCAGTTGCTGATACTGAACTGGATGTACCAAATTTACCTAGTTTACCTAGTTTACTAGCTCCAAGTCCAGCACTACCCAGTAATGCGGCAGCTGTACCCATCATAGCAGCTTGTTTCGCTTTGTCTTTTATACCCGATAGTTTTCCTTTTACTTTGTCTTTTAAACCTGATGCTTTGTCTTTTAGTTTTCCAAAGCCTGATTTTGCCGCCTTTAGTGGATTTGGGGTTGCTTTTTTTAATTTATTAAATATACCTCCACCTTCTTCTTCAATATTCATCTACTAGTATTCAAGATTCTTCAACAATCAAACAAGGCTTTACTTTTTTGAATCTCGGCTCAGCAACCACAAAATCATTATTACGCGCTTTCTCCACATCTTCCCAAAACTTTGTTTGTGCTTCCAAAGTTCCTTCAAACCATTTGGTATCACGTTTCACAAGAACAGTATGAACTTTTACAATTGAATATTCAATTGTTTCTAACAAAGTGTAATCAGTCAAACTATCTCTTTGCTCTTCACTGTAGGCATAGATACAGTTTCCATCCTTTTCCATTAAATATACAAATCCTCTTTGAAGACTATTTCCGCTTAAGTCCGGGTTCATATTTTTAGGAGTCTTCGAAAGAATTTCTACTTCCGCATATTCACATTCAAATAGATTTGTTACTTCTAATTGAATTTGCATCTGGACCCAATAATCAAATGGCACTGCGCCACCAATCTTTCGTGAATAAGGACATTTAATTTCAACGAGTCGTCCATATTTATCCGATTCTTCAGTTACGATTATCCCATCCGGACTAGCCCCAAGATGATTCTGAGTTTCGTGTTTCAAACGGCCACAATCATATATTTTACAACTCCATGTATTCTCCAAATACTGCTTTACAATTGGCTCAAATCGAACGCCCCAATCCATAGGCGACATAAATGATGTTAGTAACGCTTTATTACTATCACGCTTTTCGGGATTAACTTTGGATACTACAAGATTTCCTCGAGCTCTTTCACTATCAAAGAGTTTTGAAAACTCACTCGCTGTTAGCATAACTTTCATATCTTCATACCATTGACTTGTGCGCTGCTCAACTTGGTGTCTAGCATAGATTTTATTAACTCTTAATTTTAAATCCTCTTTATTTATATTCATAGAAGAATGTTTATGAAACATATCATACATACTAAATAACAAACTTTCTACATTCTTTGCCTTATCAATGCTTCGTTCATCAAATTCAGAATCTTTTAACACTTGTTTTAAAGAACTATGGTATGTTTCTTGCCATGCAAGCATTTTATTTTCGTGAGAAGGATATTGAATATATTGTTCTTGTATTCTCGCTAAATCACTTACTATAACAAACATATTAGAATAGGATTTCATCATGTTTGGTATTCAACTTTACTAATAATATACGCATAATTTTTTTAAACCTATTCAGCATTTGAAACAACAGTTGTCAAAGGCTCTGGTACAGTTGCCTTTCTTCGCATTGTTACAGTATTACGGATAGGTTTATCAAGTAACTGAAAGATATATGAGCCATCCGCTTTCTGATGCATCACTAGACTCTTAATTTCTAGTATTTTTTCAGCATCCACATCATATACTACAGAATTCTTTGAATTGAGTTGTTTCTTATCAAGAGATTTTGTAAGAAGTTGAAGAAGTCCAGTACTTTCAGATTCCTGTAATCCCTTAGAATCTTTCATTGATTCGGTAAATAGACGAAGACGATTAAGACGCATTCCTCGTTCAAGACGATGCCACGGCTTCTTGAAAGCAACCTCAGACTCTTTTTGTAATAGCTCTTGAAGTCCTTGATTTAACGAATAGTCCTTGAATATTGATGAGCCGCTTAAATCGTATTGTTTTCTTAGGGTTTTATTCCTATTCATCTATTATATATATACTACTGACTAATTCTTAAGGCAGCCAGTTAAAATATCCTTTAAAATCGGCTGAATAAATTCTGGATTTGTAGAATTTATATGGAGAAAATCTTCATCATAATTTCCTATTAAAATAAATTTACGCCAACATTCAGCATCAGAATTCTCAAAATAAGAATAGAAATCTTGTAGAGTTGTTTTTTTCGAATCAACTTCAATATAGCAATTATCACATATAGTTTTTATATTTGTATAATAAATACCATTGAGATTACAAAAGTCTATTACTTCATTTTGCTCCATTTGTAAAAATAAGTTTCCACGGTTTAGAAATACATTAAAAATATGTGTTGGATATACTGAATCTGATTTTTTATAAATATAAGGGATTAAAAACATCTGGTTATATTAACTAAGACTCTTTTAGATGGATCCAACATTTCAATATGCTGGAAAGGTTCGCATTCCTCCAAAACAATTTCAACTTCGTGCACGCATTGAAACAGTGACACGTGATACAGTAAATGCGAAACAAGTAGAGCATTGGCAATCAGATACCCCAGATTATACTCAGAATTATCCTAAATTACAAAAATCACCAAATCAACTTATACCAGATAGTTTTAGCATTGAAAAAGGCTATTCCGAACCAAACTATAAAATTAACAATATTGTTTATAATGATATGGCACCTATAAATACACGTACGGATGCTCGTGATTATAAACAGAGCCAACCTTTCGTTGCTGGAGGACCAGATTTAGCATACAATCCATATTTTGATAGATATGATCCAGTTCGTGATCCACGAAATGCCATTCGTGAATTACGCTCTGCGGTGTATGAAGATAAAGGAACAGCGCGAGGTATTCATGAATCTCAAAAGATGTTAAAAAGACAATACGAAAATAGATGGGTTGCTGAAGAATTAATTGATGATGATGTAATGGACACTTATTTACGATATGAAATAGCAACCGCTGGTAATTCTAATATAAGTTCAAAAGATGGGTTTTTTGAAGTAGAAGAAAAAAAGTTTTTTGAGTAAAACGAATGGTTTCTTAGTCGAAACTTACCTCAATCGCTGTAAAATGTTTCTGCATTTGTTTCGATGAAACATTCTCAGAAATAATCACCTTTCGTCGCGTAATCCTCTTTCCAGTTAGATTCGGCTTCAGCTCTGTTTTACGAATTTTCTGTAACTCTCGAGCAGATTCATTCATCTCCTTTTCAATTGTTACTAGATTTAATTTAATATAATCTATAACACCTTTTTCAATCGCCCAACGGAAAAAGTTTAGTTTTCCTACAGTTGTAATAAACGCAGGGATATTTGTTAATTGAAAAAGAATTCGTTCGCGACGACAAAAAGGGTCAAATAGTTTCTTGCTATATGCCTTAAGTTGATTCTTATAGTCAATATAGACAAAGAAGTCCTGACCTTTGTGAATGTAAGAGATATTGTGATACTTAGAATAGTTTGTAACAAACCAATCAATTAAACGTAAACTCATTACAGACTCTCCTTCAAGAATTTGTAGAATCTCTACTAAATCACTACGAGTCGAATAAAATTGTTGTAGACTTTGAATAATTAATTCTTGCTTACATACAATTTTACGTTTACGAGTTTGAGGGTCTGGCGACACATATAACTCAACATCATTTCTAGTAACTGCTGAAGTGGCGTAATCCATTTATCTAAAAAATGTTCTAAATATTAGTTTAAGCCTATAACAGGATGGCAGATGAAAGTATATTATCTGGTGGTATTAGTAATTCAGTAGCAGAAGCACCAATTCTTCCAGTACAAGGTGGCGGTGGTCTCATAGACATTAGTGATACTGATGGCGGTATAGGTGAAATAAAGGTTGTGGAAGGTGGTGGAGAACCTATATCAAGTGTAAAAATTATTAAGCATTATAATTTACTGGATACAGCCCAATATAATGAATTTGTAAAAAAGTTTACTCCTACTACCAAGATAGATAACGCTATAAAAAATATTAAAATACCAGATGAGAAAATACTTCATTATGGTGCTAAAGGAGATATAAATGTATTAAATTCAAAAAATACGACAAGTCTTATACAAATTAAAATAATTCCTCTAACAACAAAACAACTAATTATCTTACCGCCATTTACAACTCCAGAAGAATATATTAATCAGTTTATGTTTTTACTAGCAAATAACTTTATGGAAATAGATTTAAAAAAAAATTTTATTATTCGTAAAAATATATTTGTTATCAGTTTAGAACCTTTCAAAAATGAACCATTAATTAATTTTTTTTATCATAAATTAAAGGTAACAAATACAAAATCATATTATGTTGTAGGAAACCCATTTTCTGCATTTGTATATCCTAAAGATAAAGGTATTCTTGTTTCTAAACAAGGATTTAAACTCCCCAAGCCTATTAAAGCTCAAGATTTAGAGCCTATTAATTTTGAGGTCATCAATGAATATAATATTAAATCAATGAAATACAAGGGGAATTCTAGTGCGACATATACCATAGATACTATTACAGACGGTGAAGATACAGAACAACCTACAAGCTATGAATTTACATTAAAAACGCATATAGCCATTATATCTTTAATTGATGAAGATATACATACTATTAATGTTGATTTACAAGGTAATAAATATAGAATACGGATACCTTTGATAAATAATAAAACTGATAAAATATATCACGCTTGGGAAAATAATAAATATAGTAAAGATGAAGAGAAATTAATTAAAGATTTACATTTAAATCGCGAAGATGGTATACCCGCGTTTTTATTTACGTTAGCATATTTTAAATGTTTTGATGATGTTTCATTATTAACAAAAGCAGAATGTAGCTCTATGAAAACTACATTAGATAAATTATATAAAAGAGCGCTTGATAAGGCTACTGAAGAGGCTGACTCTGATTCTGAGAATAAAGAAGGACAACGGCAAGGAGGAGATGAAAGTGGTATAATAAGTAGTTCATGTAGAAATATTAAGTCTGATAATATTTCTAAAGTGTTATGCACAATCACCTACAAAAAAGATAATAAGATAATGACTAAAGACATTGAACTAGATGATTCTTATATAGATTTCATTGGTACTGATAAACAAACGGAGATGGAAGAGGCTGCTAGAAAAAAGTTTCTTGAAAGTAATTAGGTGAAATGTTAAGTAGAAAATTAATAGGTGGAAAAGGCAAAGGAGGTAAGGCTGCTAAACCTAAACCACATTCTTCAAAATCGGGTACAAAGAAAAACCCTCCAAAGAAAACCCCTCCAAAGAAAAACCCTACAAAGAAAAACCCTCCAAAGAAAAAACCTCCAAAGAAAAAACCTCCAAAGAAAAACCCTCCAAAGAAAAAGCCTACAAAGAAAAACCCTCCAAAGAAAAAGCCTCCAAAGAAAAAGCCTACAAAGGGTGATGGTAAGGGCTCTGGTAGCCCTAGTTTATCTGGATTAGCAGGTCTAGTTCCTCCAAGGAGTGGAAATAGTTCTGGAAATGGAAATGGCTCTGGTAATGGAAATGGCTCTGGTAATGGAAATGGTCCCGAGAATGGTCCTGTAAATACAAATGGAAATGGTATTCCTAATAACCAGAATAATAATAATGATGGAAATGGAATTCCTAATAATCAAGAATTAAATACAAATGGAAATGGTATTCCTAATAACCAGAATAATAATAATGATGGAAATGGTATTCCCAATAGTAAAAATAAAAATAATAATGGAAATGGTATTCCAAATAATCAAGAAAAAAATACAAATGGAAATGGTATTCCTAATAACCAAAATAATAATAATGATGGAAATGGTATTCCCAATAGTATAAATAAAAATAATAATGGAAATGGTATTCCGGATGCTCAAGAAAAAAGCTCTAGACGTAAAACTTCGAAAGGTAAAGCTGTAGCATTGGGAGTTGGTGCAACAGCAGCAGTCGGCCTTGGTGCAACAGCATTGGCTAGAAGAAAATCTAAAAAAGCGCAACGAATTGTAAATAGAAGAAGCACAGGAAATCTTTTTAACTCAACGGGTCAACAAGACTATAGCATTATTCCAAAAAAAATGGGACATAATATCCTTTCTCCCGGTGCCATTGTAGAAATTGATTTTAAAGATTTAAATAAAAGTGTAGCATTAACACCATTTGTTACTACGATTATTGGTAAAGATGCAAAATCAAGAGTTACAATTGGTCAATTTGTAGCACATGGCCCCGAAGGTCGTGGATTAATAGCATATGAAGTATATGGTATAAGTGCGGATGATGTTAATGATACAGTTGAAAAATATAGAGAATGGAGTGAAAAAAATAATTCACCAATCGGCAAATTCTACAAAGCATCTACCGATTTGGAAGATATGTCTTCAAAATATATAATAACACTAGAAGCGAAACAAATAGAGTTAGAACAATCATTATCATTATCAGATTTTACCGATGAAGATAGGGTGAATGCTGAAGAATTACTTAAGACAATTAAAACAGCAAAAGCAAAAGCGGTTGATGATTTAGCTAACCTTATAGAATCTAAAAAAGTACTACAGTAATAGTAGATAATGGAAACTCAAAATAAAGAGTTAACAAAAAAAGTATTAAATGCTCTTGACCCAAAATATATTTTGAGTCAAGACCAACAAAGTAAAATTACATCTGTTTTTAGAAGTTTTAGAGAACGTAGTGAAAAATCTAAGAAAAATACCATGGATTTAGCACGTGCTGGAATAAAGCATGTTACAAGTCTTGAAAAAGGAAAGCAACTTTTTCAAAAAGGGAAAGAATGGATGGGAAAACAAGCAATTTTTAATCCAAAAGCTACAATGAAAAAATTTAAGAATCCATTTAAACGAAAGCAACCTGGCGGAACAAGAAAACTCTCTAACACTTCAGCAAACTTAATGAGAAAATAACAAATATACCAGTACCAACAAAAGCAAGAATTTCTTGTTGATTATTTGGTTTATAGTTATATTGTTTTTCTAGTTCATCTAAACGTTTCATTAATTCATCAATCTTTTTTTGCAATGCGTTATCTTTTTTCAAATCATCTTTTAATTCTCTTGGTGGCATTTCGGATTTAACAGTATTCCATATAGGATATGTTCCACCTGGTGTAGGTAAACTATCAAAGTACGCGGTATTCGCAGTCGATGGTGTTATAGGTTTCCACGTATCACTTATCGACGGTGTTGGTAAAACGCTACCACTCGCCTTATCGAAAGCAGTAGTATCATCAATTTTACTAAAACTACTTGTAAAACCCTCATTAATATCGTCATCTTCCCCTTTTAAGAAATATGATGGCAGTTTAGGGCCTAACTCTGTAGGAATCGTTGGTGTTGGGGTATTTGTAATATTTTCAAAGGCTTCCGAATACTCTTTTGCCGCCGGACAGTTTGCATCAATCGCCTGAGGATTGAAAGTAGGGTCTACGCTTTTAAAGTAATCCCTATTTTTCTTTATCTTCTTACGTTCATGTTTATGGGCTTTTTCAGTTCCAACATTGTCTTTACATCCAATTGTTTCGCCTTTAAAGGCATCTTCTAAAAGACAATAGTCCATTGCCGCTCCTGAGAAAAATAGAGAAATCTTATTACAATAAGTTCTCCCTGAAAGTAGAATGGTCGCTTCAATCAAAACCCATGTTTCTGAATTATATACTAAGTTTATGACCCCAATCCATATTGTATTATATGTTATATTAATGACATCAATTGTTTATGTAAATCAAATACCCGACAGATATAAGTATTATGGTAACAACGTTTTACTTAGAGTAATACTCTTTGGAACTGCTTTAGCAATTTGTGAATATGTGTCGTATGTACACGCATTACTATTTGCAATGTTTGTAGTCTTATATGTAAGTTTTACTCCCGGTTTTAAAGAAGCATTTCAAAATCAAACCAAAAAAACAGTTGACTGTAGTCGTCCATGGTGGGATGAAATTATATTAGGTGTTTGTGAATCAGAAGTAGATAGTGAAAATGTTACAACACTTGCTCCAGGCACATAAAAGATATAAATATTAGATGGATATTGAATTAGCAGCAAGATTTTTCTTTACAGTATTTTTCTTTGGATGGAATGTTGTGGAAGGTTTTAAAATAGACACACATTATCCTCATAAATTAGTTGTACTATATTTTTACCCAGTGTGGAGATTATTATTATTAAGTGTTTTTGTAGCCGGTAGTTTATGGTGCCAGAGTTTATCAATAATGATGGGATTTGCTTTATTCTTTTATTTTTTGGATTTACAACTTTTACTTTACAAAGAAATATAACATAAGTTTTTATTAGATGTCTTTTCCATTTCCTACACAACAAACAATAACAGAAAATCCAATTGAAGCCATAATAGGATCCTTAAACTCAAATCCATATTTTATTGGTTCAATGATGTTATTATTAAATTTAGGCGGTAGACATTTAGCAACTGGATTAACTCCGGAGCAAGATAAATTCTTTCAAGAACCATGGTTTCGCCGTTTATTAATTTTTGTCGTATTTTTTATTGGTACTCGTAATATTATATCTTCCGCTTTTATGGCTATAATTTTTATTATATTAGTTGGCTATTTATTCAATGATACAAGCGCATTATATTTATTCAAACCATCTATCGAAGATAAAAAGGTTGAAGAAGTAAAAAAACATACAACTGCTCCAGTCTATACTGGATTAACACCAGAAGAAACTGACATTCATAAAAGATTAACTGAAAAAATTGAGCGTACAAGAAAAGAAGAAGAAGTCAAGGCTCCAATTGGTCAAAATTTACAAAATCAAATTACTATGACATACTCCAATGTGATGGGACGTTTCTAAACACTCAAGCTAATTTCATTACCTACTGGCACACGACGACGGCGGCCTCCACCGCGTCCTGTTCTTCCTGATGTTTGAGACATAACCTCCTCCGAATGCACACTCTGTAACTCTACCGCGGCCGCAACAGCAGGCTGATTCATAGAAGATACAGATTCGGGCATCATATATACATCATTCTTACGAGCATCCTCAAATGTTTTCAGAATATCATCAACGCCGGTCGGTCCTTTCATTTCACGACGAATATTCTGGGAAGGGCCTTCTGATGCAGCAATGTTCTGAGGAGAGTTGGGTGGCGCATTAAACATTTGTTGAGACGCTTGTGTTGGAACTGCCGCGGCAGACTGGCCACGGCCAGAATTCATTGCCATATTCATGAAGTTGCCAAAGCCAGGGCCAGCAGCAGAAGCGGCAGCACCAGCAACCTGACGAGCAATCTCAGGATTATTACGTAAAACATCGTCTACATTTGGCATGCGAGAACGTAAGAAGGTATTACCGACGTGGCACATAAATCCAGAGCCCGCTAGCGTCATCATTAGACGGGCCTCAGGGGGCATCTTTCCACGCTCCTTGTACTTGTCATAGAGCTCCTCAAAGATATCATCGAAATCCTCTACGTTCTCGTGAACTGACTCACTCCAACCATCGAGTTTCAGCTCAAAAGGGTCAAACTTACCATTTGCCCATTCTAGACCTGTAACAATACCCATGAGCGCTTGGCGCTGGAAACGAAGACTGGCCTCTAAATTGCGAGCATCAAGAAGTCTGTTATACTCATCACGCACCTCATCAAGAGAATTATCCATGGTATAACGACGAGATACTGTGAATCCCTTTTGCTCTAGACGCTGTAGCTTGTTAATATATTCCATCTTTTCCTTTTTCTCGTTTTCGTTTATTACACGAGATGTAGGCTGCTCAAGATGAATCGCCGATGAAGAAGATGTTTGCATATTTGAATAATCATTTGAACTCTCCTTTCGAATTTCAGCACTGAATGGAGGCATGCTCATATCATTAATTGAAATGGAAGGCCCGGAATCAAAAGTAGTTACATCAACTTCCGATAACCCACCACTTGATGACCTATTATTAGAAGGTTCAGATGTCATCTTTAGATTTGTAAGCATATTTAGACCAAGAGAATCATTAATATCATTTAGCTCAATAACATTACCTAAATCATTTGAAATAGAAATATCATTATTCGAGCTGAATCTGGTACCCGTGTCACCACCAATATTCATTGAACGAACTTCATTCTCCATGTCTCGTAGTGTGACGCTCATTCTTCTTGAATTGTGGCCTTTCTTTTTATATAGGTTATTTCCGCATTAAGCCGGAATAGTTTTAAAACGATGCGTCAAGACACATTGAAAGAGCATCAGATAAATCGGCTTTTTTAATAGAATTTTCAAACATCTTTACTAACAGGGAATCTTGGGGATTTTTCTTTAAGAATTCAGTTGCTCGTTCAATGGATGCTTTCTTACGGTCTTTATATCCGGCTTCACCAGATTCTTTATCTTTTACCTTTTTGAGAGCATGAATCAAATGCATTTTGGGCGGAGTGGGTTGAAGTATATCACGTAGTGTAGCATATAGCAATACTTGAACTGTTTTCATTGTCGGATTAATTAATACTGGCTGATTTTCTAATCCGATATGATTTGCTTTCGAAAAATATTCTTTATTATCAATTACAAATTTTCTTATAGAATCGTGAAGAGCTTCAATATTAAATGCTTTTTTAATTGCTTTTTTCTTATCAATTGGTAAACAATAATTCTTTTTAATATATTCTAATAATTCTTCTTTCTTTCCAGTTTGTTTAGTAATTTCTTTTAATACAGAAACACTTGGCATCTTTTTTATAACGTTACCAGATAAATCTTTAAAAATAGGTTTTACAGTATGTTTAGTACAATAGAATGTATCATCATTTGTATAAACTGCGTTTTTATTACACGAACTAGAACATTTGTATAATTCTTTTACATCAGCAACGTCGCCATCATTAATTAAATCATAATTCTGCCAACCCAAAATCTTTTTGTTGTCAGAATTATATGAGCACCATGCGAGATTTTTAATCCCGATATCGAAGCATATAACAATCATTATTTAATACTCTTGTTTTTTATTTAGGTGATACACATTTTGAATATTACTATACGTTCCACGAGGGGTATTGCGACCACCTTCATAATGCTTTGTAAGTCTAGCATTCTGTGGCTTATCTTCAACTGTAGTCTGGGCAAATGTTCCAAAAAGATTTGGCGTAGTATTATTTACACGTTCAACACCAATACCAAGAGGATGATTTGTTGGTTTTAAAGTTGATTCATATTTCTCTGTTGTTAAAAGCTGTGCTGGAGGAGGTATTACACTCGAATCTAGATTCTTTGTAACAGGGAATTGGTTATGGCGAGAAAATTCTATAACCTTTTCACCATTGTGCTGTAACCAAGATTTTGTAGGAAACTGTTGTCCAGTAGGGATATTTTTGCTACAGTGATTTTCATAGTCTGTCGCCAATCTGCCATCTGACATTTGAGCAACCCATCCTTCATAACGATTGTCAGGGGCAGAATCATTTGGAATTGAAAATTGTTTCGCATTTACACTTACATTTTTGTAGTTTGCATAAGGATTTGGGCTTGTAATTTTTCTAAATTGATTCCTATCCATTGTCTCTAGTGCCTAGTGCGAAATTTATAAAGTAACTTCATTACTCATGTCCTCAGAGCTTTTTATTAATTGAAGTAACTTTTCACGACCGGGTCTATTACTAATGCGAATACCCTTTTTCTTAGCAACCTCTGTAAGTTCCTCCTTTGTCATCGCCTCATAATTGACCGATAATTTGGGTAGAGTTTCATTTAGAACTTCGCTTAGAGCTTCATAACCAGATACTTCATTTCCAGACAGCTCAGTTACTTCATTATTGCTAATATCAGTATTACTGTGGGCCTCTTCGAGAACATTGCTATATATCTCTTCATCAGATGGCTGCTTCTCTAGAATTTCAAATTCGTATGTTGGTTGAGATGAACCGGTAGAAACATTATGGAAAGTCATACTCGGAGGAACGTGTGGTAATACATGAATTGGCTGCTGCTCTTGGTTCATTTTAATATCAATTAAAATATTTTCGACAAGACCCACACGTTTCTCGACATAAGATACACGTGAATATACATAAAAGAATAAAGCACCGAATACAAGTGTAAGAAGTAGCCCAATGGTTAAAGATTCACTTAGAAAACTCATTCTTTTTAGTAAATATAAATATAGAAAACTATTGATCCGCAGAATCATACACTTTAGCCCATATTTCTGTTACACTGCTTTCTTTACAAATACCTTCTGAAAGTTTATAGTCGTAGATTAATATATTTTCTTCTCGGTGCGCTTTTACACATACTTTCTTTACAAAAGAAGGCGAGTTTTCAATGATTTCAAATACATGTGTGCTAATAATACTGGCAATATGATTATATGTATATAATTTAGTTAAAAACTCATTTGCAGTTCGTATTCCATCGGGAGGATTCGTAGAGTGAAATATTTCATCAAATATTACTAAACCTTTATAAGCAGGATTGTTATAATATAATACATCACGAGCAAAACATACTTCTTTTTCAAATAGTGACTTTTGACCTGGAATATCTTGAATGTGTAATCCTGAAAATATATAATCAAATGGACTATAGTCAATTGAATCACCAATCGCATATCCAAACCCTTGTGAAAATAATACTGTTTGTAAAAGTCCTCTTAAAAAAGAAGATTTACCACCACCATTCGGGCCGCTTAATAAAAAGTGTTTTGAATCAGAATTAATATAAAAATCTGAGCCAACTCTTTTCTCTTTACTCAAGTTAATATCATAACAATTTACTATTTTCAAAAATGGTTCTGTAGAAGAATATAAATTTACTTTCTTAAAATCATTGTCTTTTGATATTTTATATAAAACTTCAAATAAAGCAATATTTTTAGATACAAGTGTTAAATATATAGGATTTTCTAGTACATATGAAAAGTTCTTTCTATAATCCATTGAATTACAAAATGTATCGAGCGCATCAAGAACTTTAAAATCAATATTATTTATATCGAGTATTGTTTTTAAATTTGTTATATGCATAGAATAATCGTAGAGATATTTACCAAGGTCGTTTATAGTTGTGTTAATTTTATTTAAATGTAAAGCATTTTGAATAGGTTGATACATTGATTGAGCAAACGTAAAAACAGCAAAGGCGTTTTGAAGAAGTTTTTCTAACGAAGTGTTATCAAACGAAAAAGACCACATTTTTCCCATAATTGTTTGATACATCTCATAACTCATTGGCATATTCCATACATATTTAATAATTAAATATGGTAAAAAGTACATTAATACGGGTAATACGACAGAAATAATAGGTATAAAATATATTTTTATGTAGGAAATAATTAAAAGTAAAAATGGAAATGTATTAAATACTTTCAGTTCACTGTGTTGAAAAATAAGTTGACCAAATGTATCTTCTTCCAGATTTTCTAAACTATTTTTTCCTTCATAAAAAAACTCTAGATTCTTTTCACATTCTATGATGCTTTTTAAAGCATTATCAATCTTTTCAACATCTGTTTGACTTAACTTTCTTAATTTAGATATAACATTTTGATTGTTATTAAGTGTTTTTATACAAGGAAAAGAACTATTTTTTGTTAATAGATTTTCAACTACATTTTTAGCATAAAATGTTTGTAAATTTAAAATAGTATTAATGTTATTTAGTCCAGAATCATTTAAAATACTCATAATAATTAAAAATATTTATAAATATCCTTTATAACCGCTGCTCTCTTCTTTTTCTCTTAGATCCGGGATATGGTCTAAACCATGAACGTATTATACATATAGGTAAAATTATGAATCACTCTAAAAAGGGTATTTTTAACGAGTTACTTTCGTACGAGCTTACAATTCAGAGACCATCCGAAGAAACTGTAAAGAAAATTCAGAATCTATCTGGATTATTGGATTCAAACCCTGTTTCTCCGAATTGGAGAAATGTAGATAAGAAGCCTGAATTGTATATTCAACGAAGAGGTTTCCGAAATGACTCATTTCAAAGTCTACCTTCTTTGTCATCTCCTATTAAAAAAATTGCTTCTTCTGATTCAATTACAAATATAAATCGTAGTGCATCTCCCCAAGTGAAACCAGCCCAAACAACTCCGACTTTTACAAAATATGTAAGTAAATATAAAAATAGTGAAGCGCAAGTAAAGGATACAATTTTAAATACTATTATTCTTTCAAAACTAAATAAATTTAGTACTTCGACCTACGACGAGATTCGAGAATTTCTATATCAAATTCTTGGAAATAGCAATGAAGTATCTGGTTCTGAGAAAGACAATATTGAAGATTTTGTTAAAGAATTCATGAATATGGTATTTAAAAAAGCAGCAAGTGAAGAAATCTTTTGTCCTCTTTATGCGAAACTTCTAGGAGAAATCTCAAAGGATTTTCCAATTATTATTGACGAAATGAATAAACTTCATGAAAATTATTTGGCAATTTTTGAAGAATGTGATGATGAAAGTAAAATGGATTATGATGCTTTTGTTCTTAAGAATCGCGAGAAGAAATACAGACAAGGGTATAGCCAGTTTTTATCAGAGCTTACATCATTACGAATTTTATCTTCCAGTAAATTAATTACTATTTATAATAAAATTATTCAACAACTACTAATTCAAGGGAAACTAGAAAATAAAACAGTATTAAATGATGAATATATTGATTGTTTACTAAGGATTACAAAAGTGCTACGGCATAGAAAGGAGGATTTTTTTGTTGAGATTCGCAAGAATTTACTAGTGCCTGTAAATGATGTTGTTGACAATATTCAAAATAACAAAGAGATATATAAAAGTATTTCTATTAAATCCAAATTTCTCTTGTTAAATATTCAAGATTATTTAAAAGGTATTTAATAGATGGTGAAATCAAGAAGACTTATAAAAAGAACTCTAAAGACAAAAAGAGTAAAAAGAGGTGGACGCAAGAATGAAAATTATAACCCGATTGCTGTGACCCAAATGCAAGGTGGTCAGACTGTTGCACCAAGACCGGCACCAGCGAGCGGATTAAATATTTATACTATTGACATTGTATCATTACGCGATTCTTTACAGTCATTTGGTGATGCTGTTTATGCTTTTAAAGAGACCGCTAGAACGGATGCTGATACCTTTAATACAGGTTACACCCCTAATGTAGCCAACCCGCTAAGTATTCCAACAACTGGTGTAACACCAGGTACATTATATGCTCTTTTTTTAGAACAAAAAAGAACATCAAATGATTTAACGACTGCTGCAAATAATGTGTATAATGCATTTTACAATACAAGTACTGCAGCAGCGAATGGTATTCCACCGGGTGGAATCTATAAAGCAATATATGGGAGTACCGCCATATTTGTTCCAACACCGATACCAGCACCAGCACCAGCAGGAGCAACAGTAGTAGCAGCAGCACCAGCAGCAGTTTCTAATGGCAATACAGTAAGTATAACAAGTGAGGCAAATCTTCGTTCAGCATTACAGGCTTTTGGTGATAAAATAGCTTCTTTTAAAGTTGCTTCACAAGCTCAAGTTAATCAAGTTAATTCTCCCGATCTTAGTTCTTTTCCGGCAAGAACAGAGACAGGTCCGGCATATTCTGCGTTTTTAGCCCAGCAGACAGCCGCGAACGATTTGGTTAGTGCATCAGATTCTGTAATGACAGCATTTGTAGGTAGCCCATCTATAGTGTTCCCTGGTACCGGAGGTACTACTACATTTGATGGAGTGAATGGAACTCGTGGATTGTATAGAGCAATTCTGGGTAATACTGAGAACTTTACTCCTACTGCCCCAGCCCCGGGTCCATAAAAAATATAAAATATATATAGAATGCCCAGACGCACAAGAAGCCGCAGCAGCAGAAGCATGCCTTTATTATCCAGACTATTTTACCCCGTAAGAGCCGTTATTGGGGCTACCGGCAATTCAGTGCGTAGTGTTAGCCGTACTGCAGGTAATATTGCCGGCAAGACTGTAAACACAGTCGGTAAAGTCGGTTCCCGTTTCGCCAAGGCGGGTAATAACTCCATCCGCGCTTTAACAGCGCGTAAGAGCGGACGTAAGGCCAGTCGCAAGTCCAGTCGTAAGACCAATAAGAACCGTAAGGCTAACATGCGCCATTAAATATAATGCTATAAACATATAAAATTGATAAAAAATATTTTTGAATTTATTCTTAGAAAATAATGAATTCAAAAATCCAACGCGAAGGCAGAATGGCTGGCAAGGCGAAGAATTCCAAGAACCCCCAAAAAAAGAAAACACCCCGAAAGAAAATTCTCGCCCCTAAAAAGTCCATTCCTCATAATAAAGATGATGATGATGATAGTATCGATAGTTATGGAAATATTCGTGATTTAATTGACTATGATGAAGATAATACATCTGCGTCTTCTGCGTCAGATTCAGATATAGATGAAAAACCTAGAAAACCAGAGCAGAGAAAGGCTGCTAAGAAAGCAACAAAGAAAATTAAAAAAGTAATTGAAGAGGAAGAAGAAGAATCTGAAGACGAAGATTATGAAGAGGAAGATATTGTTGAAGAAGAAGATGAAGATATGGTCGAAGAAGAGGAAGAAGAAAAACTTCCTGGCATTCGTATTAGTCTAGGTTCATTTGGAATGGAAGATCCAATGGGGCGTTTAATTCCAAAACGTCACAATCTTAAAAAAGAATCGGAACAAGTAAATAAGTTTGTAAAACTTATTACAAAACCAAATGAACAAAATACAATTGATGACCAAATTGACCAATTCAAAGGGCTTGCGTCGGATAAACAAAATCAAATGATTACTGCTCTTGAACGTAAACCAGTAAATTCTCAACAATCTCTCATGTTTAAAATTCTTACAATGAATCTACCACCTGATATACAAGCAATGGTTCTTGCAAAGTACAATAGTCTTCAAATGATGGAGCCTAGCAGCAGTGAATATTATAAGATTCGCGCATGGCTAGAAAAATTAACAAGTGTTCCAATTGGTATTTACAAAGAACTACCCGCTAAGATTGAAGACGGTCAAGAGATTTGTGGCAATTTCATGATGCGTGCGCAGAAGTGTCTAGCAGATGCGATTTATGGCCAAGAAGAAGCAAAAATGCAGATTCTACAATTTATTGCTACAAAGATGGCAAATCCAAGTGGGCGTGGATTGTCATTATTACTGTCGGGGCCAGCCGGGATTGGAAAAACCTCGCTTATTAAGAATGGCATCGCAAAAGCTCTTGACTGGCCTTTCCAGTTTATCAGTCTAGGTGGTGATAGTGATTCTACTACATACACCGGCCATCAGCTTGTATATGAAGGCAGTCATTGTGGTAAGATTGTAAATTCACTTGTTACTGCAAAAAGTATGTCCATGATTCTTATGTTTGATGAACTAGATAAGATTTCAAATACGCCAAAAGGTGAAGAAGTACAAAATCTATTAATTCATTTAACGGATTCCGTACAGAATAGTGATTTTGAAGATAAGTATTTGAGCGGAATTCCAATTGATTTATCAAAAGTATTATTTGCTTTCTCCGGCAATGATTTGAATAAGATTGATAAGATTCTTCTAGACCGCATGATTGTGATTCAACTTCAAGGATATAATCTAAAAGATAAGTTGGTAATTGCTGAGAAATTCTTAGTATCCAATGCTCTAAAAGAAGTACATTTAGATGAAAAAGTTTCATTCTCAAAAGAGGTTGTTCAATATATTCTTGAAACATATGCGAAAGATGAACCCGGCGTGCGTGAATTCAAGCGTTGTATTGAGCAAGTTGTTCAGAAAATTAATATGCTAAGAATCTTCAATTCAAAGGATATGCCTTTCCATATTCCGAACTTTAGTTTGCCATTTGTATTAAAAAAAGAACATGTAGATTTGTTCTTGAAAAAGAAAGATTCTAAGGACCAATCCTTTATGGCAATGTATACTTAGGTTACTTTACTTGTCCCAGCGTCTACCACAATGAGGATTATGTCCTCCATTACAATAACTTTCTTCTGAAAACCCAGATTCTTCTTTACAACAAAATGGAGTATGATTATCTTTGGCATTTACTAGCTTCTGACCTGTCTTCACATCAATATATTGACTACAATATTTTTTTCCACACACCCAGCACCATGAACGGCCACAGCCAGCGCCCATAACAAATCCATGACGGGTATCAAGACCACATGCAAAAATATAATCACACGCAGCATCTTTCAAACACCAACGAGCACACCATGGACATTGTTTAGCGTCTGTCGAGCCATCCTCTTTTACCATCTGGTTTAAATATATTAACATATTTAAACCTTAAGAATGCGAGTAGTCCTTGGAGGAATTATAAAAAATATAGAAGCAAATATTAATACAATATTTACTTTTATACATTTATTAAAGATTGAGTTACCAACTCTAGAAGTATGTTTATATGAAAATAATAGTACAGATAAAACAAAAAGTTTTTCAGAATTAAAATCTGTATGGGATTATTTAGATATAAAATTTGAAAATTATGATGAAGAGTTTTTTATCAAAAATTTTCCAGCGCGAACATATGATAACAAAGGGTGTAGAATTGATAAAATTGCCTTCGCTCGTAATAAGTTGTTAGAAATGATAGAAGAAAAAAATCTTACAGAAAATGATTTTGTAATTATGATTGATTTAGATATAAATAATATGCCAGATGTAAAGGTTATAGCTCATACTATATCTAAATGGCCAAAAGGTATCCATGTGTTATTTGCAAATGGTATACAACAGAATGGCCATTATTATGATGGGTACGAATTTAGAAGTGATAGTCTACCATATGGGCCAGAGATTTTAGGAGAAACATTCTGGTCAGATGCTCATATGGCAAATATACAACATAAATATGAACCAAATGAAGGATTAATACCTGTTATTAGCGCATTTGGAGGTTTAGCAATTTACAGAGCAGATATTATTAAAGGATGTAAATATAGTGCTGATGTAACAGATGAATTACATGAGCATTATACGAAATATCCTATTATAGATTCTAAACCTCAAACCCATTATCAAGGATGTAGTTTAGGATTATATTTAAAAGATTCTAAAATATTTTATAAAAATAATTCTGGTTATAATTATCCAGTTTGTGCGGAGCATGTAAATTTCCATTTAGCAATAAGAAAAAAAGGTTTTACAAATATGTTTATTTGCCCGTTTTTGTATTATTATTGGGGTTAAACCAATTTATATTTAAAATATAAGAATGGAATATGTTTTTGATGAAACTTCTCCAACACAACTTTGTGAAATTATGGGAAATAATGGCTCTGATAAAGGTCATAAAGATTTAAAAACATCATGGCATAACTATACAACATTCTATTATAGTATCTTTAAACACATTAAAGATAAATCATTAAGAATATTTGAACTAGGGTTAGGTACTAATAATGTAAATTTACCTTCAAATATGGGTGCTGATGGAAAGCCTGGCGCATCTTTATATGGATGGGCCAAATTCTTTAGTAATTCTAAAATATATGGGGCAGATATTGATAGTGATATATTATTTAATACAGATAGAATAAAAACATTTTTCTGCGATCAAACAAATATTCATATTATAAAATATATGTGGAAACATGATGAATTAAAAGAAGACTTTGATATTATTATTGATGATGGTTTACGTGATTTTGATGCAAATGTATGTTTTTTCGAAAATAGTATTCATAAGTTATCAGAAAATGGCTATTATATAATAGAGGATATTAAAAATAGTGAAATAAATTTATTTAATAATAAAATTAATATATGGAAGAAAAAATATTTAAATTTATCTTTTACATTATTACAAATACCTAGTTTTATTAATAACTTTGATAATAATTTACTTGTAATAAAAAAAAATTCAGTTGAAGATATAGATTTATTTTCTTTATTGAAAGATGAATTTAAACCAAAACAAAAAATTCGTCTTCATATACTTGGTATACCTCATACAATTACGAATAGTAATTTTAGTTCTTGTGCATTTACTGGAAAAGTTCAAAGATTTTCACCTATGATGAAATCGTGTGGATATGAAGTATATCACTATGGCAATGAAGGTTCTGAATCTGGAGCAGATAAACATTTTGATATACTGACTACAAAGGAATGGAATGATTTGCGATTTTTATCATATAAAACTTTACAAACTAAATTAACAGATGAAGAAATATATAAGAAAATGAATAACCCTAATATAATTCACGGAGAATTATCTGTATGTGCTTCCCCAATACATTTAGAATTTAATAGAAGAGTAAATACTCTATTAAGAAAACATTATAGAAGTACTTCCACAGATATTGTATGTCTACCGTTTGGTAAAACACATATGGAGGTTTTAGATGGATTAGATGTTATATATGTAGAATCTGGAATAGGTTACTATAATTCTTTTCATAAATATCGTATATATGAAAGTTATTCACACATGCATACAGGCTTAGCAGAACTAACACCTAAATCCGTAATGGGTGATAATTATTGGTTTGTAGTGCCAAATTATTATAACACTATTGAATGGCCATTAAATTTAAATCCTGATAAAAAAACAATAGGGTTTTTTGGAAGATTAATAGTAAATAAAGGAATGAATGTTATATATAGCATTGCTAAATGTTTTCCTCATATTAATTTTATTTTGCGTGGTCAAGGTGATCTTACATTTAATACTCCACTGCCTAATCTTATAATTAAACCAGCATTATCTGGTATTGAAAGAGCAGAATTCTTAAGTAATTTAGTTGCATTATTGGCACCTTCACAATATATAGAGCCTTTTGGCGGCTCTGCTGTAGAAGCACAACTATGCGGAACGCCTGTCATTAGTACTGATTTTGGTGCTTTTACAGAAACAGTTGAACAATTTAAAACAGGATTAAGATGTCATACACTTGCTGATTATTGTTATGGTATACAAATGGCAATTGATGGAAAATTTGATAGACAATATATTCGGGAGCGCGCTGTTAAAAAATATGATATGTATAATGTTGCAAAACAATATGATTACGCTTTTAAAACTATACTTGATATGCATAATGGAAATGGTGGATGGTATTCTAAAGTATCTTATTTAGAAGGCTTAGAATCTGTAGATGAAGCTTGATTCTGCCACATAGTATCTACTTTATCACGTTCAGCCATCATTTTCTTCAACTTCTCTTCCATTTCTTTCGCTTCACTTGTTTTAGGAGTGTAAGAAGAGCCAGAACCAGCAGTCCAGCGATCTAATGTACAACGAGGCGATGGCATTCTATGACTTCTCAAGAAATATAATATAGCTACTTTCCCCAGAAATTGGTATATCAATAGGATGTACGCTCTGGTCATCATATAGAAACCATTTCTGTGTGCTTCTATGTAGACTTTGAGCGGTATAATGTCCTCCATTCGCTGACCCATGGTGGTCAACAATACTATTCAAATGAAATGTAGACTCTTTTTTATGAGGTGATAGATTTGAATACAGTGAATTTAAATTTACAGTATTTGAAATTGATTGAATCGGAGTATGAATTTTTCGGCCATCATATGTAAAGCGTTTCAATACAACAATAAGATTTTTAGGAAGTTTCCAAACACGAGTTCTACGTACTGCTGCCATTCTTTTCGGTTTACATTTCTCACATTCATAGTCACTAATAGCTTCATCATTCAACTCTCCTTCTAAACATTCAAGTAGCGTTGGTTTCCCATTACCTTCAGGAAATACACCTTTAATAGTATTAAATGTTTCAAACTTATGAGATACATTTTTACAGTTGGAACAAATAATCTGAATATGAAAGAGTCCAAAGAATAAATCTACAAAAGGAGAATAGTGTTTCTCAAAATTATCTTTCCACGCTTCTAGTGATTTCTGATGACTCTTCTGACGCTCAGAGATTAGTTCGCATTTTGTAATATTCATATTCACACGTTTCGAAAGAGATTCGTGGAGAGTATCTAGAAGAAACATAAGAAACTCATGAGCATCATGCGGCTGACGACTTTGAAGATGTTCAAAACAAGAATCTTTAACTGCGTCATGAAATGTACGCCAGAATCCCATAGGTTTCATTGAAGAATTTGAACCAATTGTTGAAAGCGTCTGAATCATATTTGCAAATTGTTTTGTAAATTCATTATATTTTCCATCGGGTTTAAGATTTTTATTATAATTGTCCTCTTTAAAGAGTTCTTCCATCTTTATACAGCTGCGGAATGCTTGGATAACAGCATTTGCATAACAAGTAAATCCGACATTGACAATACCCCCTGTACTAAGAATGGTTGACATCTTCTTTGATACACAATATTTATGTAATATACTTTTAATTTTTTTTATTATTTACTAGAAATAAAAAAAATTAAATTATAAATTTATATATAAAAGTATTGCAAAATGAGTAATTATGAAGAGTATTATAATATCCGTATCTTTGACGACCTTCACAATTATTTTCCAGAGATTCTTTATGGAAATCCTAATCAATTTCGAACAGTAACTGATGTAATTAATTATATTCGTAATCAGGTTCGTAGTCACACAGACCTCTTTACAAATGCTCGCAGAAATCATACTAACACACGTACAAGAGGACTACAATCTGTTAATAGAGTAGTACCATCTAGTCTACATCCTTCTGTAGAACCTGAACAAATTCGTTTAGTATTTAATATGAATGATACAGTACCTAACAATGAGCAAGAACTATTTACATCACTATTGTCGTATGTTCTTAGGAGCCCACCAGCAACTAATTTTACAGATCCAGTTATTGTTCGTCCTACTCAAGCACAAATCAATGCTGGAACAACTATTGTAACTCTAACAAATACAAATACAATCGATATGTGCGCTATTTGCCAAGATTCTCTATCGCTAGAAGCTACGCGAGTACGAAAAATTAATCATTGTAATCATATGTTTCATGATAACTGTATTTCAACATGGCTTAGTACAAATGTCCATTGCCCAACATGCCGCTATGATATAAGAACTTTAGAGAGTGATAGACGATAAATCAAATGGTAGCTCTTCCATTTTAATTGTATAGTGAGTTTCTAGTTCTTCTTTCATTTTTGTTTCATTGGGCGAGAGAAGATTAATAGAAACACCTTTTCTGCCAAAACGACCAGAACGACCAATACGATGAATGTAATTTTCACGATTCATGGGTAGTTCAAAATTCATTACAAGACTTACATGCTGAACATCAATGCCGCGAGCAAGAAGGTCTGTAGCAATTAATACACGCACCTTACCATTACGAAAGTCTTCCATACGCTTACGACGCTCGGTGTTTTCCATTTCACCATGGATACACAAAAGAGGATAGCCATCAGCAGAAAGCTTCTCTGCTAGCCACTCAGCACGCTTACGGGTATTACAATAAATTAGTGCTTGATTGATATTTAACTGCTTATAGATATCGCAGAGAACTTCATATTTATGCTCCTCACGGTCAAGTTCAACCTTGAATTGCTTAATACCTTCAAGAGATACTTGCTCTGGTGGGATTAGAATCTTTACTGGGTTCTGTAGAAGTTTCGCGGCAACTTCTAGCACTTCCTTCGGCATAGTAGCACTAAAGAGTGATACTTTTGTTGTGTTAGGAAAACCGAGCTCTAGAATACACATTACTTGTTTATAGAAACGGTCCTCAAGCATCTGGTCAGCCTCATCGAGAATTAGACATTTAATATTTTCAGTTGTTAGTTTACCACGATTCATTAAATCAAACATACGTCCTGGAGTTCCAACAACCAGATGAACACCGTTTTCAATTAGACTAATATCTTCACGAATAGCATTACCACCCGTTGCACATAAGCAAGTAATCCCCATGAATGAACCAAGATGCTTCGCAACTTCAAGAATTTGTTTCGCAAGTTCTTGTGTTGGCACAAGAATCATAATTTGAGGTTTATTTAGTTTGGTATCCACACGACATAGAGAACCGCAAAGAAAACTGGCAGTTTTACCAGTGCCAGAATTAGCCTGAGCAAGAATATCGTTTCCCTGCGAAATAGGAACAATTGCTAGACTTTGAATTTTAGATGGGCGCTCATAACCATAGGAGTATACTCCTCTTAGAAGAGTATCCGGTAAACCCATTTCATCAAATGACTCATAACGCTTAACTTCAGTAACAGTATCCATTCTTAATACTAATTGTAAAATTACTTTATATCCAATTTTTTACATTTTTTGTAAAAAATTAAAGGAATATTTATTATATAAAGTATATATAAAATGGATTCCGATAATTTTGTAACATCTGGTGCTGACAATGAAGATATTGAGGATGTACTTGATGTTATCGAAGAATTTGACGAAGTAGAAGAGGTTGTTGATGTGGATGCAGTTCAAGAAGAAAAGAATACGATTTTCAGCAACCCTATTGAATCACTACTAAAGTTTCACCCAGAGTGTGTATTAGATTATGAAGAAGAGGAGCAGCCTTCTATTGTACTAAGAACTACTCTTTCTGAAGACGACCCTTATCATAAATCTATGCCGTTTCTTTCCACTTTTGAGCGCACTAAGATTCTTGGTATGCGCACAAATCAACTTGCCCAAGGCGCTCGCCCTTATATTCAAGTACCAGCACATATTACAAATGTTCTGGATATTGCTAAATTAGAGTTAGAGCAGCGCCGACTACCTATTATTGTAAAGCGTCATATGCCGGATGGTAGATATGAGAAGTTTCGTTTGAGTGATTTTATTCTGCTTTAATTACACAGAATTTCCTGTTGCTATTGCCTCTAGCCGCTGTCTATTTCTGTATTGCTGCCGCTGCTTATACCCCGCCCATTCTGCAGATAAAAAGCCGTAAATCGCCACTAATATAATAAATCCAATACCTGCGACATAAGCATAAATTGTCATATTGTGTATACTCTCTGCAGTCATAAACCCTTCCTCACTCTTCTTTTTAATTATAGATTGGTAATTCATATAAGCCATGGTAGAAGAAATAAGAAGAATTAAAAGAATAACCGCCATATTTTTACGCAGAAATTTAGAAATGTTCATTCTATATGGGGGGGGATTTTAAAATACACGAATTCTGGCTTAAGAATTCATGTTAAAAAACACGAATTCTCTCTTCAGGCGCAACATACATTTCATTTCCAACTTCTACATCAAATACTTCATACCATTCATCAAATTGATTTACAATATTATTTACTCGAAATTCTGGTGGAGAATGTTTATCAATAATTAAACTTTGTAAAACTTTTTTCTTTTCCTCCTTTGTTCTCCAAGAAACCGCATAAGAAATAAAGAATTGCCGTAATTCGTGAATTCTTTCTTTTTCAGAAACTCCTTTGAGCTCATATTTTAGAGCTTCTAGTGCTATGGATACACCTCCCAAATCGGCTAAATTCTCACTCACTGTTTTATTACCATTTATATGAGTTCCATATATTGTTGAATTAGCATATAATTCTTCTAATCTTTTTATTAAATTATGATATCTTCTATTATCTATTGGCAACCACCAATGCTTGAAGATACCATGTTCGTCATATTCGCGACCATTTTCATCAAACGCATGTACCATTTCATGACCTATAACCGCTCCTAATCCGCCATAATTCCAGCCAATTGAAGATTTATCACTATAAAAAGGGTATTGTAAAGAACCGGCAGGCACAACAAATTCATTAATCTCGTTATAATAAAAAGCATTTACCATAAATGCCGGCTCTTCCCATGTCTTACCAGGTTTTGATTCTGTATTTAATAATTTTATATCATTTGCTGTTGATGTTGCTTCTAATAAATATATATTCTCTAACAGATTATCTGTTTGAAGATTCGGTAAATTTAAGGGATAATAGTGTTCTGGCCATCCAATACTTAGAGTCATATTTTTAACCTTTTCTATTGCAGTCTTTTTTGTTGAATCCTGAAGCCATGTATTGGAAGATATTTGATTTAAAGCAGAGCTTCTAATCTTTTCAATAAATTTTGTAGCATTTCTTTTTAAAGAATTATCTAAATATTCTTTTTTATATAACATAGAAAGAGGTATTGATAGATGCTTTTTAATTAAATAAAGTGTTAGATGTTTTTGAGAATACTTTTCTTTTTGGCCTTTTAGTTTATTTTGATAAAAATCAAAATATAAAGTATTGTATGGACTAGGAAGAATTAATAACGCACTTAATATTAAATGTAATTTAAATAATTTCTTAAATTGTTCTAATGGAATCTCTAGCAATGATTTCTGTAGTACATCAAAATATTTTTTTGATTGTATTCTATATGTTTTCTTTTTCCAGTTATCTATGCCATACGAAGTAAAAAAATTATTCCATGGAAATATAGGAAACATCTTTTCCAAATGAAACCCTTTTATTAAAATACTGGGCTCATTTTCTAATTTATTTATATGTGCTGAATAAAAAGATTCTAATGATATAACATCACTTATATCATCAATCTCTAACAACTTACATGCTTCTTTCACCATTTTAATATATGAAATTAAAGTTTTAATTTTACCTGGCGCTTGTGCGTGATAATAACTAACATCTGGTAATCCAAGCTCATTTGATGTTAAATATAAAGTATATACTGATTTATCATTTTTAGTTCTTTCAAGTTGTAAATATGTTAATAAAATTGTATCAATATTGTTTTTAGAAAAATATCCTAGACTGTCACCAATATCCTCAATAGAGCGAATACAGTTTATTGTTTGAATATTCTTTTTTAATGCACTAACACTATTTTTTTGTACGGATTCTCGAAGAGAGGAAAGAGCAAATCTTCCAATACTATCTTCTAATGAATTTACTTTTTCACCTTTATTTACAGAATTATAGCATCTATCAATAATATTATGTAAATCTTTTTCTATAACATATTCAATTTCCTCATTTACACTATAGGAAGAAGAATATTTAGGAATTTCTGTAGTTTTTAACCATTTATCATTAATATGTAGATAAAAATTATCTCCGGGATTAATTTTATTATTAAACTCGGGGATACTAATTTGTTTTTCAAATCGAGATGTCATACCTATTTTTTAGAGGAATAATATCCTGAAGACTTTAAGAATTCATAAATAAGAGGATTATCAATATTCTTTGTTTCATAGCTACAGAATTCATATACATTTTTATCATTGTATACATATAAAAACTTAGAATCTTCCTTGCCAATAAGCATATATCCTACATTTTGTAAATGACCAGCAACTAGTGTAGATAATAAGTGAGAATCTGGTGTGTGTGTATAGTTTACAATTACTAAGCCAGGGCGATAGCAGTTATTTAAAAAAGATAATAAAACAGATTGCTCTAGTTCATTACCGAGTTGAATATTTAATATATCAATACGAGCATTCTCTTGAGAAATATTCATAGCAGAGCATACAGATTCTACGTATTGATTTAACTGAACGGTTTCAATAACATTTCCAGATAATTCGATGCTGCCATTATAAAAAAATGGTAACTTATTTGTAATACGTAGATTCTTTGGTAGAACCCACTTATTTACGACTTCATTTGTAAAATCACAAACAGTTTCGCCATATACTTTACGTGCTTTTAAAATAGTATTTGTTTTATCCCATAATTCTAGTTTAGTAGAATCATATTCTACAATATTTACAGGGCAGCCAAGAGTTTCTGCTATTTCAAGTTCAGCAAGAGGGCTGCTTGATGTGCCGAGTGAAATAAAAACAGTTTTAATTCCTTTTACAGAATAAAAATCCCAGAGTTTTTCTAACATAGGAATTGGGTTGGTTCCTTTGGCTCCAAGAAGTTTAATTGGGATTTCTACCGTAGAGGTTTTTTCAGGCTTTGTTTCAGGCTCAGTAAATGTATTCATTTCTAAACGTATTCTTGTTTATTGTCTCCAATTCTTTCCGCAATTCAAACAATTGATGAAAATCGTCATAGGCTCATCAGCAGAGCGCGTTTGCATTTCATAATATGTACATTCGCGCTTGAAGCATCGAGTACATAGGAACTGCTCTGTAGCCATTGACTTATTGCCTTCAAGTTGACGCTTCTCAATATTCTTCTGATGCTCAATACGTTCTTTCCATTTTGACTCAAATAGTGTATAATGATCCATTTTACTAATATCTTTGAATGTTACCTCTTTATTTTTATATTTTTGAATTAGCTCTGTATTTTTTACATATGATTCTGAATAGAGATTGCTAGTAATTTTACGAAGATTACTCATATAAACTTGTTCAAATAGTTTAATCGACCAATCTTTAATAATATACTTTATAGTCGCATCATTTAGTGCGGAAATATAAATTTCTTGTTCAAGAGTATTAATTTCATCTTTTGTAAAGTCTTTGATAAATAGTTTTTCCAAACTATTTAATACATCATTGCGTAGTTTATTTCTGTCAGAAGATTCATTTAATTGTTTATCAGGATGAATACTAATTTGATTAATTGTAATAGGTAGTTTCTTTTTCTTTTCTTTCTTTACTACAATCTCAATTTCCTCTTCAGAAATATAAGATTGTTTATCAAAATCTTCTTCAGCATCAATAGCATCAATAGCATCAATAGCATCAATCGCATTATCCACTACATCAACATCTTCTAGTAACTCTTCTTCTTCATCATCATCTAAATCATCTTCATCGTCTAAGTCCTCAAATCCACCAAATGCCTTTGAATAGAATACTTCATAATCTTCAGCTTTGAACACTGCTGGGACAGCAAATGAATTTTCATCTTTAGAAGCAATTAGCATAATATCTCCAAATGCAAGAGTTGCATCATGAGGAGGAGGAAGTTCATGCTTGTTTTCAGTGCCAGCCTTTCCAGTTGTAAACCCAAATAAGAATAGTGTTAGTGATTTATAAAGATAAGTACCAAGAACTTCAGGCTCTATTTTTTTCTTAAAATACTTTTGAATATCCTTTAGTGTTACACCATTCTCAGCATTTAGTTTCGCAGATTTTACTTCCGCCTTATGCGTAAGAATAAGAACATTTGTCATTATATATATAATTCTTAAAGTAAATCAAACCAATTTTTTTATTTTTTTGCTAGATGGCCTTAAGTATTTCAGATAATATTAATATATGAAATACGTAATTAGTTATAAAGAAAGGTGTGAACCTATAGAATCTGATACTAAATTATATATTTATGACTTTGGGCATATTAAGGGATTCTTATATAATAACAATTTTACAATGTATAAGATACTAGCAAAAGTTGGTTCTGAAGAACATGTTGAATTATATGATGGAATAATTCCTAAAGTTGCTTTTTCTATCGAAGAGTATGATTGTATTTTTCATGATATGTCTTATAGTATTCAAGGTTATAATTTGATAGTCAGAGCTTCTTTACAGCCGAGTTTTTTGGCGAAAGAATTTTTTCCTCAACAACAGCAGCAGGAGCAGCGACAACAGCAGCAGGAGCAGCAACAACAGCAACAACAGCAACAGCAGGAGCAGCAACAACAGCAGGAGCAGCAGAAACATCAGAAACAACAGCAGCGACTTCCTCGCCAGAAGAAGCCTTCTTACACACAGAAAGGCAATTTAGAACAACTGCAAGTGTCTGTAGCACCGAAGGATTTAAATGAGGGAGGCGAGAAAAAACAACGGGTACAACCTCATCAACAAGGCGTTTTAAATTCTCACACTTCTCTACAATCGACTTCATGGATGTCTCTGGAGCAGCTAATGAAATCGCCTTCTCCTCCATCTGGCCCAAAACTTCATTTACAACAGATACAAGTAAAGCAACATTCTCAGCCTTTGAAACAGAAGAGGCATTCTTCATCACAACTACGGCAGCATCAAGAGAAAGTTGGTAAACACTCTCAAAAGTTATCGCAGATAAATCAACCTTCGCAGACGGTAGCTCAAGAACCTTCAGTGCAAGCGACTTAGAATTCATTTCTAATTAATCTACAGTTTTCTTTTTAAATACTAATTTAGATGGATATCAAAGGTCTTGATAATTTCAACACTTTAATAATTGTATTTGTAATTATAGCATTTTTATATTTATTTGTTTTTAGTTCTAAAGATGAATCATTTGAAGTTCCTGCACCAGCGGCTTTAATAAAACAACCTATGCCAATTCCAATTCCTAGACAAGTTTCTCCTTCTGGTCCTAATCCGCCAAATTCTCGTATTCCAGATTCTATTGCAAGAATGAATGATGTGTATGAAGTAATTCCAAATGACCCTCAAGATGAAAAATATAGCACACAAAATTTTACAGATAATTTACGCTATCCCGAGCGTTCTTTTGGACCAGGTATCGTAAACGGAGGTTCTAAAATAATGTTAAACTCTGGTATTGCCAGTAATAAAATGTTAGATACATCTCAGCCAATTCAGCCATTTGCTACAGAATTAGTTCAAAATGGAGGTATGCTAGGCTCTATCGGTCCGGACGATACCCATACGAATCCCAATTATGCTAGTTTTTAAAGGTCTAAACCTTTGTTAATTAATATACATAGAATCATGAATCAACAAGAACAGATTGCGCAAGGCTCATTAAGGTCATCGCATAGAAATACACATGCTGTTATTTTTAAGAAGCCAAATCAAAATGACCAAGCAAGAGCCATTGAGTTTTTGAGTAGTAGTTGTAAAGACTTAGTAATTTCTCAACGTATCAATTCAAGTAACGTAATTGGGTCTTCTAATAGACCTAATTCGGTTGCAACATATGCTGAAATACCATTAAAGAAGGGTACCTTTTTTGTAAACTCAACTTCTTCAAAAGCAGAGCCAGGGTTTTTAGTATTTATTCCAAAATCAAATCCAGTATATCTTAAATATAATATGTCAAAGCGGGAACGAGAAATAAACAAAGGTCAGCCTATTTGTTATACTCTGCGTATGCGCATAAGTCCAGAAGTATATGAAGGCTCAGTATTTGTTGCGACTCTTGATGGAATTTCTCATAGTTTGGTACTAGAGGATATTTATGTATGGAGAAATCAAAATATCTTTGACACACAGACTTTTAGTAAAAGACGTGAATATATGAAAGATTTCGTTCAACATCATTGGATTCCTGATGTACGACTTTTAGGTGGAGTTACAACGGAAATTATGAATCCTAGACCTCTTGATTCGTTAAAGGAGTTTGTAGGTGTAAATGATTTTACAAAAGTATTTTTAATTCCTGAAATGCCAGGAAAGCGTAGATTTACGTTTAATCTGAATGAAAGTGTCGCACAAATTCAATCTGGTTATTATGGACGTAAACAAGAAGATAAGGCTGTACAGAATAAGCAAGTAGTAACTGTAGTAGAAGAAAAAGTAAAATATGCAAAAGCAGTGCCAGATCCTATTCTTCCAGATATTTATGAGTTATTCGATATAAATGGAAAATCACTAAATAAAGCGTGCGTTCAGCAACTTGAACTAAGTAAAATGCTGAAAGCAAAAGGCTCTGCAAACATTCTAGTAAATATTGATTATAATGATGATTTTAAACGATATGAGATTATTTCTCTACACTAGCCAAATATGTTGAATCAAAGTCCTATAATCGCTATGACTTTCTATTTTATCAATCCAATGATATACTTGTGGTTGTCTATGAACTTGTGTTTTATTTATATTTTGTATTTTACATATTCTAGCAGCAATATATTGTTTTGTGCTTGCTAAAGAATATCTTGTATCTAAATCTACTGGTAAAGAGCGGAATCTTGTAAATACTAAACGAATATCATTTTTCTTTTCATTAAATGTAGTTGCTAGTTTAATTTTTTTTAGAATCCCGTGTAATAATGTCCAAGTCATATAAAGTCTATCTATGTCATTCATTATTTCAGAATCATTCGACTTTGGAACAATGAATGTATATTCTTTTCGACACGTTGGACAAGAAGATTTTTCTACAAACCATTTATCAATACATGTACTATGAAAAATGTGGTTACATTCATTTAATGAACGAACTCTTAGTCCTTCAGATATATTTTCCAAACATATGCTACAATATGCTGATTCTCCGAATAAATCAAATAGATCACTTATTTTATCCATGATAAGATATATATATTTTCTTTTATATATCTAGAGAAATGGTCAAGCATAGAGCAACAAAGTCAAGAAGAACAAAGTCAAGAAGAAATATTAAGAAACAAAGAGGTGGTGGTTATACTTTTGGCCAGGCGGTTGCGCCTGAAGCGCCTTATGCGCAAGAGGTTATTGGAGGAACACCATTAACCCCAGATTGTTTAGCGGCATCGCGTCCAGGGATGGTAGGTCCTGTACAAGGAAGTGGGGGCCTTCCCGGTTTTGCTGGGGGAAGCAAACAAGCCTTAGCAGGAAGTGAAGGAATCGCGCAAATGGCTGGCTCTCCTGTTATGGCTGGTGGTCGTTACACTGTTGATGTTGGAGCTGGTGTTATAACAGGATCTGCTGGTCCTGTACTTGGAGGATATCCTGTTATATCACGCATTGGATGTGAAGGCGGTTTAGTGAATACATCTCCTCCAGGTGCTTTAGCAAATCCTATGCCTTTACAATCTGGTGGTGTTGGTGGTATAGATAGTGCTTTTTATACAGCACCTACGGCTGGTTATGGAAACAGAGCAAGTGATTATGTTGATTCTGTTGGTGGTCCTGTATTAACACAACAGCCTTATGATGCTCGTATTGCCAACCCTGCTTGTACTAAGACTGGTGGATCTAGAAGAGTTAAGAAGTCGAAGAAGTCAAAACGTAATAGTCGTAAAAATAGAGGTACTAATAAAAATCGCAGATAAATTAGAGTAAGATGGCAAGTATGGAAAGTTTGATAGCAGCCGATAGACTGCCAAGTGGCGCTCATAATTATGATAATCCTATTTATAATGTACCACTTGACGCTCGTTATTGTATTGGAACAAATGTTTTACCTGACGATTATCCAATAATAGATACTAATGATTATTTAACGGACCCTAAATTTTACAATTATCCATCACAGTGGCGTAACATGAATTTACGCGGGTTAGATCTTTATGAGAAGAAGGCTCTTGATGCTGTATTAACAACAATGGGGATTACTCCACAATCTGATAGTATACTTACTGTGAATTCAACTCCTCAAGCCGCTACTATAGCAGGAAGCCCAACCCCATCACCATCTCCTCAACCTGCTACTGGAGTAACAAACCCAAGCCCAAGCCCATCGCCATCTCCTCAACCTGCTACTGGAGTAACAAACCCAAGCCCAAGCCCATCACCTTCCCCTGAACCCGCTACTGGAGTAACAAGCCCAAGCCCAAGCCCAAGCCCATCACCATCCCCTGAACCCGCTTCTGGAGTAACAATCCCAAGCCCAAGTCCATCACCTTCCCCTGAACCCGCTACTGGAGCACCAGCCCCTCCACCATTTGTCGGTATATATGAAACACCAATTGGTGTAGTAATAGATGATACCATAGACACATTCGATGGTGGTGGCACTCAACGCGGCGGCACTCCCCCTTCGACGATTACATATACAGTCTATAATGACACAAGAACTGGTATATTTTTTATAAGTTCACCTACTAATAATATTGGTTATATTCAGTTTGATAATACACTCAACCCATTACCTGCTGCAACGGTTTACGCGAATAGCGGTATAGAATATAATATTACTGCTGCTTCTTTTATAAGTAACGGAACCACTATCGATATTAGTATTGATGGTTCTAATTTAATAACTGAATTACAAAATACTATACGTAATAATACAGCAACACCAATGACTGATACTATCTCAATACAGAGCACTATAGATAAGATACCAGATGATATTAATCTGTTACCGCCTCTAGCATTAGCAATCGCATACCCTCCACAAAATGGTTATGGTGATACAGGACTTGACTTAATTATAACTGGCTCTGGTGAAGTCCCTCCACCTGCTGACCCTGCTGATCCTGCTGATCCTCTTGCAGGAGGAGGTGGTGCTAAGAAAAAGACACAACTAAAAGGAGGGCAATCTTCAACACCTTATAATATATATTATTCACAATATTTAAGTAAATATTTTATAGTGTATACTAGTACCCCTTATTATCTTTTAATTAATAGTACTGGCGATAACATAATACTAAGCGATAATACTGGCACAGAATTTCCAGGAAATCCAACAATTTCTATCCAAGATTCTAGTAACACTCCAATTCAAGTTGCAGATTTAACATATGCTTTACAACATGCTAATTTAACAACCCCTACAGATCTACCTAGTGCGATTACTGTTTCTATTAGTATGGAAGATGTATCAAGTGTAACTAACGCCTTAAATTCATTGGGTAGTTCTCTACCACCTCCACTCTCTCCAGTACCTCCACTCCCTCATAGTAACCCAATACCTCAACCTGCCACTCCTGATATTATATTACAAACAGATATTTATGTAAATACAACACATGTTCTTTCTGGAGGAGCAACTCCTGCTCCAAGACCAGCACCTTCTCCAACACCAAGACCATCACCATCTCCAAGACCATCACCATCTCCGTCTCCAAGACCATCACCATCACCGTCACCATCTCCAACACCAAGACCAGCACCAAAACCAGCACCTTCTCCTTCTCCAAGACCAGCACCATCACCAAGAGCATCACCATCACCATCACCATCTCCTTCTCCAAGACCATCGCCATCTCCAAGACCATCACCATCACCATCACCATCTCCTTCTCCAAGACCATCACCATCACCATCTCCAAATCCATCTCCAAGACCATCACCATCACCATCTCCAAATCCATCTCCAAATCCATCTCCAAATCCATCACCATCACCTTCTCCAAATCCATCTCCAAATCCATCACCATCTCCATCTCCAGAGCCATCTCCAAGCCCAAGACCATCTCCTTCTCCAAGACCATTACCATCTCCAGAGCCTTCTCCTTCTCCAAGACCATCACCATCTCCAGAGCCTTCTCCATCACCATCTCCAAGACCTTCTCCTTCTCCAGAGCCATCTCCAAGCCCAAGACCATCTCCTTCTCCAGAGCCATCTCCTTCTCCAGAGCCACTGCCAGCAGAATTAGAAAACTCCTATATGATGTATTACAATCAATCACGGAACTTTTATTTTACAATAAGTAGTGCTAATAATATATACTATTTGGCAGCAAGTGGTGGTTATATTTTAGTAAATTCGAGTGGTCAACGTCAAGCGGATGTAGACTATTTTACCGATTCTACTAACAATCGCATTACTGTTACTGAAATAAATAATAGATTCGTTAGTAACGAATTTTCTCTTTACACTGGACCACCATTCACTTTTAGTATACCAACTGGTGTTACTTTAATGACAATGAGTTCATCAGGAGGTGATAAACGCAAGACAAGAAGTAAAAAGAAGGCGTTCCAAAAAACAAGAAAACAAAATAAGTAAATCCCGATTTAAAATATGTTTACATCATTTAGTAAATGACGAAAGGTAGAACTCTACGTAGAATTCGTAAACCTTCAAAAAAAACATATTTATCAAAAGGTGGGCAACAAGCCTTAGATTATAGAGATATACAAGATGTATATGTTTCTCAAATTGAAGCAAAAAAGGAATTATATAATACTATTCAAACAGAAGGGGCAAATGCTTATAATTATGAAACAAGTAAAAAAAATACGAATTCTTTAACCGATATACAAAATATTATAAACTTTATTAATACATTCCGCGATACAAAAAATACTGAATATAATGAAATAATTAGTGATATTAAGAATGTATTAGGTGAATACGGCCTAGAATATAAATCATATTTTATTCTATCAATAAAACTTCTTAAAGAATCAATCAATGATATAGATAATATTATTAATTACGTATTATCAATACAAACGGATTTTACAAGTCAAATTGTCCATCTTCATTTAATTAATCAAAGGCTTGGACTATTGAATTCTGCAAAAGATTATACAAATGTAATTAATAAACAATTTGAATCTGTAAAAGATTCTATTGAAAAGATTAAAACAATTTTAGTTAAGGAAAAAGACCAAAAGAAAAGAGAAAAACAAGCAGCAACTAATAAAAAAGCAGCAAAAGTGGGAGAATTAGCAGCTTCTATAAATATTGTAAAAGAATTCACAAATGATCCTATAGAAGTATTTAATCCCAACAATAATCCCTTTATTGAAGGCTGTCCTTTAGGAACTGTTTTAGGAGAAGATGGTAAATGTAATTACTACAATGATACGACTCTAGTAAAGTCTATTGTTAGAGAAACAAAATTAATAAACAGTGATATTAATTCTGAATGGGTTATATGGTTTAATAATATAACTCCGAGCTCAGTAAATGCGCCTGGCAATGTAAATGACCCACTAATCTTTGAAAGAAAACCATTACAATATCTAATGCGTCTTAGTAATAACGATATTAAATACTTTACTGAAAAAGAAGACCCATATTTTAATGTAAAATATATTGTAACTGAACAAAATGGTTCTCTTTATAAAGACTCAAATGGATATTATATTTTTGTAAATGATATTATTGAGCAAGGATTAAATATTCCAGGTTTTTCTAAGTATTATATTAATTCTGATAATATACCACAAGCAGTTCAGATTACTGATATACCTGAAGAACAAAAGCCGATTGTTAGAAATAATTTATTACAAGATAAGTATTTTAAAGCACTACATGATATTGACCAGATATTATATGGTATTAAGTATATTGAAGTGAATAAAGATGAAACCTACAATACTATTATACCATTTTATCCAAACTATAGCAACTATGATTTATCTGGAGTAGATTATATGAAACTATCAAATAATGGAATTGATACTATAACATATCGTTATAAGGGTAGATTTGATAAAAATCTAAATGATTTTAAATTACAAGTGCAGCCAGTAATGCTTGGTGGACAAGTATCTAATACGCTAGTAGAAGAAGAAGACAAAGCAGAAGACGAAGCAGAAGAAGAAGACGAGCCACAAGAAGAAGCAATAGCAACAGTACAACTACCACCAGTACCAGTACAATTACAACTACCAGTACCACCAGTACCAGTACAAGTACCAGTAGAATTACAAGTACAAGCACCACCAGTACCAGTACAAGCACCACCAGTACAAGTAGAAGTACCACCATTACCAGTACAACCACCAGCACAACCACCAGCACAACCACCAGCACAACTACCAGCACAACCACCAGCACAACCACCAGCACAACCACCAGCACAACCACCAGCACAACCACCAGCACAACCACCAGCACAAGGAGAAGCACAACCACCAGCACCAGCAGAAGCAGCAGCATCACTATTATTTGACAGTATATCGCTAGATCCTCATGCATATAATCTTATTACAAACATCTATGCTAATAAATATCTACAAATGAACATTGATAAGTTTTATAATCCTTTCGTATTTCCTCAGTTCTTTTTAAATCTCGGCGATTACTTTATTATTCACAATACTGGAAATAGACCTATAGTATTTAATATATCTGGTGATTCGGAAGAAAAACGCACAGTAGTATATCCTAACCAATTATGTTGTTTTGTATTTAGCGATTATTCAAGCACTCTACGTTATGGATTTTTATTTTTAGATAGATATATTATATCCCAAACAAAATCCTCTAAAGCAGCCAAGTACAAAGATACATATGTATTTGTTGAAAATAACCAACCATTATTTGATACTGAGCATAATTTAATCTCTGTTCCAAATTTAAATCCTGATACTAAGACATATTATGAATATGATGATATATTTGAGACTACACCAAAGCAAATATCAGAAATTGTAGATATACCAATATTAAATTATTCTATCTCTCAAAAGTTTGATAGTTATTCTTCTCCATTTATTACTTTAACAAATATAGGAATTACATATGTATTTTGCGACGCATCTGGTAATCCTTTACTCGATATATTAGGTTATTTTATTCCTGTACCAAGTCCCATACATTACAATAACTCTAAATATATATGGTATGCTTTAGAAAAAACAAAAGAAGTAATACCTCTAAATAATTATGATGGTATTGTAAGTATTGATGAACTATATATGAATAAACAATTTGAATCAGCTTATTCTACAAGTGTAAATGCTATAAATGTATATATTAATTCTCAAGGTCTACCTTTGTTAGCAAACAGAGAAAGTTATTTAGGAGTTTCACCAAATGCTAAAACAAGCATTGAAGTCAAACAAGTACCACTTTTCTTACCACAGAATTTTAAAATTACACTTGTTGATGAAGATGTTTCGAATTTACAAATTAAAACACAAATGTTAGTTGGGTTACTAAAAGTATATACACAGAATACACAAGTTCTTGAAACCTACTTTAAGGATATATCTGGTAACATGAATAATATTAGTAGTCTGAAAGACGAACTTATTAATACAGTGAATGAAATACAACTAAGTAGAGATATAACAATTTTAAATACAAATGAAACAAAAGCAAAACAACTATATTCTCAGGTTTTACAGACAAAGGCGAATCTAGAAAAATATAATAGTGATATACTAAAAAGAAATATATATAATCAAGAAGTAAATAAAGTAAAAGAATCAAGTAATAATACTATAGCGAGTATTTCACTAAAAATACAAACTATTAAGAATAATAATATAACACTTACAAAACTTATTGCGACTCTTACAGATAAAGTAAACAACAATACGAATTTAGACGCTGACTCTAAAACAGCCTTATTTGCCAAGTTAAATAAATCAAAACTTGATATTAATACAATAGAACAAACTGAAATGACTTTAGAAGAGTCATTTGCTTATGTGAAGAATTTAGTTATTACTTCAGATACAATTGAAAAAGTAAATGCACAAACACAAAATATAAATATTCTACTAAAGAGTACAGAATCATTAGAACGAAATGTTTCTACGATTGCTCAAAGTCTAAACGATTTAAGTGTAGAAATTAGTTCAAATGAAACAAACATCAAAAAAGAACAAGTAATAAGTTTAGTAAATATAATAGCAGAAAATAAAGCTACTGCTGATAAAAATGCTAGTTATCTTGAAAATTTACCAAATGATAATGAAGATATAAATCAACAAAAGCAAATAATACAAAACTCAATAAAAGTGATTGATGATATTGCTGCAACTGTAGCGAGTGACCAGAAAGTAACAGTATCGTTTACGCCAGAAATAGTAGATGAACAATTATCTAGATATACTAACTATGTAAATAATAGTATTAAGAATGAAATGCAAACCATAAATAATGCTATTACTCTAATACAAAATACACAAGCAACTGCTTCTACAACACAACTAGTAAATTCTAAAACACAACTTTTACAAAAGATTAATGATTATAAAACAAAGCATAGTTCAATAGGTGTTTTATTAAATAATATATCTTCCAGAATAACAGATGAAGAAAAGCAAGATTTTGAAGTAGAGCTATTAGAAAATTTCAATATTGTACAAGATATTGAAAACAATATAAATACATTCAATACCACTATGGATGTAACAAATGCTATGAATAGAGTAGCAGAGATTGATGTGCTAGATAATAAAGTACAATTTAATATACAAGCACTTGAGCTGAATACTCAGAATGTTCCAGTACCAGCACCAATTGTAGATGATACGCTAATAGAAACTTCAGCTCCTCCACCACAAACACTAGCGGAAGAACCAGAACCTGAAGAACCAGAACCTGAAGAACCAGAACCTGAAGAACCAGAACCAGAAGAACCAGAAGAGCCACTAGTACAGAAAGGTGGTAAAAAGAAAAAGTGGCCTACTAGAAAACAGAAACGTAGAAAAACAAATACGAATACTTTAGTCGTCCGCAAATAAACAGCCATTTTCATCCGCTTCTACACTTACAGTAGTACATACTTTACCTTCTGAATCACCCATAGTCATTTCCTCAATATTGTAAGCACATTTAGTATAATATACTTTTCTTCTTCTCCACTGTGACATTGTTGTATCATGGGGGTCGATAATATCTACAATCATTGGTTGAATAATTCTTTCACTAATACGAGTTCTTAAAATACGGCCAGTGCTTTGCTCTACATTTGACCTAGGACTTGCTAAAATGACTGCGTTCAAGCTTTTAATATTCATTGCTTCTGATGCCATTGAATAACTAGCAAGTAGAACTTTTGATTCTTTTGCACCAGTTTCACGAACTTCTTCTTTCATTCCACCAATATAATAACTTCTTGTAATTTCAGAGTTTAACATTTTATCAATTGACTCTAAGTGAGCAATTCTGGCACTCAATACTAAAATTTTTCTATTCGTATCTTTTGCTAAATTTTCAATCCAACGAACGATTTCTTTATTTCGTTCTTTACATTCTACAATATAGGTTATAAGTCTAGCAATTATAACATCTTTTTTATAGTCCAATGGGACACGTAAATAATCTGGGTCTTGACATGTAATTGTCACGCCTTTTACTATTACAGTTGGGTCTGCTTCTCGTACTTTTTCCCAGTATAGTGGTTTTCCTAAGAACATTTCAAATACTTTGGTCAAACCATCTGCTCGTGTAGGTGTAGCTGATAGCCCGAGAAGTTTCTTTGTTTGAATTTTAAATAGCGCTTTACTAAAATGATGAGCGCCTAAGTGATGACATTCGTCAAAGATTGTGAAACCATAACTTTTAAAGAAATCGTCAGGAAAACTTTGACTACAAATTGTTTGAATCATACAAATTGTACAATCGTATTTTTCTACTTCAGACTGTCTTTTCTCGGCTTGAATAATTCCAACTCGTAGATTCGGCATTACAGAATTCATTTCATTCTTCCATTGATTCATCAAGAATTCTTTATCAACAACAATCAAGAATCGTTTTTTGAGTTGAGATGCTATATTTAATGCCATAAATGTTTTGCCTTTTCCACATGGCACACAGATTAGCCCATTTCTTTTTGATTGTAAATATGTATTTATAATATCTTTTTGGTAATCATACGGCGAGCCTACAAATTTAGATGTAGTATCATTTAAATCAAGGCCTTCTGACATAACATTTTGCTCTGCTTCTCCAAAGTGTTGAACAGCCCATTCTCGTGGTAAATAATAACGTTCAGGCGATTCAAGATAAATTTTAAATCGCAATTCACCTTTTACTTTATAACGTTCATCTATTTTTGGCTCAACAATACACTGTTTCTGAATTAGTTCATTTTGTTTTTCTGTTAAACATGATTTACGGATTGAATATCCTTTATGAGTGATAATCTTATTCATTATTCTAATATATAGTTTTATACATAAAATACCAATTTTTTTATATTTTAACATAAGTATTTTTCATGAAAATGAAAGGGTGATAATTATTAGATGAATACTGAGACAATCTTAATTGGTGTAAATTTAGCGATATTTGCTGTTGCTCCTTTTTTACCAAATGTAGTATATACTTATTTTGTTGAAACATATGTCGGTATAGTGGTTCTTCTTGTTGCTGCTCTATATTCAATTACATATGGTTATTTAGTTACGGTATCAAGTTTTGTTGCGATTGCTTCACTATATTCTGAGTCACATGCTCGTAAAGCAAAGAATATTAAAGGTCGTGCGAAAGATACAAATGCAAATGAATTTGAGAACCAGATTCAACCTTCTCCCGATCTAGTGCCAAATGAACTCCATCCTGAAATAGAAGAGCCCGCGAGTGAAGATATTCAAGGCATTCCAGCAAACGATGATGGTGATAATTCATTCAAGCCTGTAGATTCAAGCATAAATGAAAAAACAAATTTATCTACAGTATCTTTTTCCAAAGATGCTGAAGATATTTATTTAAAAGAAAATCTTGCAGAAAGTGAACTCAAAGAATAAACTAATACGCTCGTGCAACAACAGCGCCAATTAAAAATCCTCCGAATAAGAATATCATCCCGAATACGATATAAGAAGCAAATTCATTTGTTGCTGTGGATGTCACCGGTGGTATTGCCATAGGAATTACAGTATTAGGATACATAAATTTCATTACTATCGGTAATACAAATGGCCAGGCAGTATAAATAGTTGCCACAATAATAAGAGATGCAAAAAATGGAGATGAATATTTTATTAAATCGACATATGTCATTTGATTAGTAGCATATTGCTCTCTTAGTCTTTTCCTAGATGCTTCTACATTTCCCAAGCTTATATTGCCAGAAGCGTCAAACATTATATTTCCACTAGAGTCAGTTGCATCATCTAAGTCTAGCGGAACACATGTAGATTGAGCTGTATTTCTCATAGCTCTTTGTTGATTTGTACTTTCTTCATCCTCTGATTCACCAGTAATGGGGCGACCGTTTAATCCACAATTAGGACCTGTACAGCCACCAATCTCAAATCCTTCTATTCTATTTCTAAAACCCTCTTCTGATGCCGTTGTTCTTACTTGTGAATTACTAATTGTAGTTGATGGAACATTTAATACAATATCATAAGGAGGGGTATATCTTGGCCAAGTTTCAACCATGCTATTTATTACAGGGGTTTGAGCAGTAGCTTGAATATTATTTATTTGCTCTTGAATTTCTTGAAGATTTGTAGCATTTCTAACATTTTGAAATAATCTAGATAAAGCTCTTTGTGTTGGAGTTAAATTATCTAGAATTCTATTTTGTATAGAACTTAAACTTTGCTGCGTCCAAGTTGCTAATAAATTTTGATACAAATCACTGTTTATTCTTAAACCATCTCTATTTACATATACAAACGCATTATCGCCATGGGGTGGCAAACATGTAGTATAATATATAAAATCGTTAAGTCCAGCATATAAAGAACTTAATGAGTATGTAATATCACTTGATAAATAGGCAAGACCATTTAAATAAGAATTATTAACAGTGACAGTATCGTCCAAAATGATTGGTAATACAATTATGACAAATCTTGGTACTTTATCTTGCATATTTTCCAAAGTAACAATATAATCTATTTTATTTTGTACCGGTTTTGATGGATTTGTATTTACTATCCAATCAGCATGTGTTGGTATAGTTATTTGAGCATTTATGAATTGATAATTATTACCATTATATGTAACTTGAATAGAGTTTAATGCTTCATCGATTTCACCAGTTGTGCGGGCATCATCTGTAAAATTAGGGTTTGTAGTTCGTGCTGAAAATGTTGCTTGTATATTTGGTATAACATTCTTCATATTCGCATAGTAAGCTTCTAAGTCTGTGATACTTGTTTTTAATGGAAATGAAACAATTTCTGCTCCAGCACAACTGTTTAATGTTGTCGCCATCTCTCTATATCATTCCAGGGATATAGGTCGGTCCATTAAAGCGATAAATTGTTACAGTGCCTTTTTGTTTTGTTGGAATAATTTCAACACCTTCTCCATCAAATAATTCTTCACAGCCAACATCATCTTGGCAATCTCTTCGCTTATGATTAATTGGTAATGGGATAGGATTATTTGTGTCCGTGCGTGTATAATAATTAAAGCGGTCGGAACGGGATGCTAAACGACGACCATATAAAGGTAGAAGTTCACCACTTGAGGTTGTAACTATACCCATAGATTGATATGCCTCGGGCAACCCTCTTGTAGCAATTACCGGAACTGATCCAGAATTAAATATGGGAACTGAACCAACTACTCCACCGTCTAAATCAACCGGGCTTAGCCAATTGCGTAGAGGTTTTGGCGCTCGTGTATATCTATCATCGCCGCCACGCTCTACATTGATTGATATTGGCTGCCTAGGTTGCTCTTGTATCTGTTGAGCTGGCATAGATAATTGTATTGGTCTAGGAATGTTCATAACATAAATTAAAGCACTAACACCGATAAGTATAACTGCTACAAGAATAATCAATGAGGGAGTTATACATAATACACCGGGAGGACATATATCACGCCTAGGCATCTAATTAAACACTTTTGATATTTGATGAATGTAAGGCTGAATTATTCGCATTTCTCTGTAAAGCAGTATTTATAGATTCATCATCGTATGACTCAACCGCTGCTGTAGATTTTAATTGATTTTCCATTGTTCCAATAGCAGGAAGTTCTTCTTCAGGAACTGTTGGAATACGAGTATTTGTATTGGATGGTACTCCAATGAAAGACTCTTTCATAAAGTTAGGATAAGAAGGTGTTCCTTCAATTGGGTAGGTTCCAGAAGGCATATCAATATCAACAATGCCGGAAACTTCCTTCACTGGAGCTAAAGCATTCTTATTTCTTAAATCTTCATTTCGTTTTGAAATTTCTTTCGCATCATTGAAATATTCTAGTGTAGGAGTTTCAGGATTGAGATTTGGTCCTTGTGCTGCTTTAAATTTTGCATTTGCGTGATTTATACGTTCTGTAATTAGTTCTTGTGGATTTTTAAATGATTCTTTGTTAAGAACAACATTTGATATTCTTATTATTTGGGGAATGAAATATACAAAGGCGATTAAGAATACAGCGTTTGTCAAATAGTAAATGACAGCAGCAAATACAGATGTTATCAGAAAACTATTAAAACTGATTGTAAAGAAATCATATAAGCCTAAAACTGTAGCGACTAGTAAAACCACTTGATTTTCTTTGAGTGCTAACTTCATTTCTATTATGAACTAATCAAAAGTGGTGCGATAATTCTATGAAGAACCCAGAATGATGAACCGGCGAGTAAAGACTTTAGAACTAATCCTAGGGTCGTTAGTTCCCCAGTACCTTTCACAAATGACGGGAAGTAGTGAGAAATTAGAACACTGACAAATGGAAGACTCATTACAAAGAAAATAATAGATACTAGAATTGGTGTTTTTGCTTCAACAATAATATCGGAATACCAATTTTTTCTATTCATAGGAGGCATATACATAGGCTGTTGCATCATAGGCTGAGCGTACGGATTCTGAGGTACAAACTGTTGTTGATTCTGGTTACGGCCGCCGTACATCATTTGTGCAAAATCGCCGGACGTAGGATGTTCAGCCCCGATAATATGAGCCGTAGGAGGTTGAGAATCCATGGCATGTTGAGCAGTTGAATTCGGATTTGGAGAATTCATTGCCGGAGGTTGTCTTGACTGAACTTGAGGGGCTTGCATTTGCTGCTGCATTTGCTGATTTTGTGGAGAGCCGCTGGAATTCATTTCACTAAGAATTCTTTGAACTGCATTGTCGTCATTCATGCCGGCAGGACCAGATGAATCTAAATCACTTAATAGCGTTCCACTCATTTAAAAAAGAGCTATAATCTATTATTCTTTTTTAACCGTAAATGTTAAGTTAAGTATTTATAGGCACTGACCTAAATTGATAACACTTTGTGCCTAATTGATATGTTGTCACGTTAATTTCATTTACATTTGGAAGATTGTGTGCTATACAGTCGTCGCCGTTACATACTGGTCTAAAAACAATAATAGCAAATATTCCAAGTAAAAAACTAAATAGCATATGAAAGTTTTTAGTTTTTAAGAATTCAAACATTCTCTCCTATTAGTATGATTGATCCATTATTTCATTTACTTCCATTTATGGTTGGACTTGTAGTTGGAGGAATTTTATTATATGTTTATAAGGACCAGAAAACTGTCATCGTTGATTATCCCAAACCAAATGATGACACTATTTATACAGACAAAGCTGGAGTTAAATTTCAATATGTAACAAAAGAAGTTGATTGTGATAAAAACGAAGCAACTCTTAAATATTATCCTATTCAGTGATTCTTTCTATAGTTAATTATTGCTGCTTTTCTTGCGAATGATTGCTCTTCTTCTGTCTTTGCTTCTTTGGTATAGTCGCCTCCAACTTTCACTAAATCACGAATATCTTGCTCTTTGAAATCTTCACGTAATTCCATTAATATTTTACCAACTATATTCGGTGATAATACTAAAGTATCTAACTTTGATTTTTTCCATAAGGTTGTGTCAAGTACTTCATCAGCCCCGGCATTTATACCAATTCCTCCTAAATAAGGAATACTATTGGCAAATACTAATATATCATTCTTTGTTGCTAAAAGTTCTTTTAACAAATCTTCATTTTGTTGATAGAAGTTTAATAATATATCTCTCCATATAATTTCAGTATCTTGTAAGGCTTTATTAATTTTCTTACCAATCATTTTAATTAATCTTGTTCCTCGTGTTTTAATAACTTCATTATGTAAATCTTCATACCCTAATTCTAATAAGCGGGTTGCTTCAAATGCTTGATAAGGTGAAGAATATTTAACATCGCCATATACAAAGTCTCTTTGAATAAATATACTTAGAATTTTGTTCTCATTATCAACATCATTGAATATTCTAGCAATCTTACCATTTCTTAAAAATACTTCACCAGGTAATAATATTACTTCTTCTTGCTCTGTAACTTCAAGTACTTCTTTTGAATCCGTATATTTACCATATAATTTCCATAATGGGAAATCTCTAGTTATCGTAAATTGTATATCATTTTCTTTACGAACTTCATGAAGTTGTTCAAAATTAACACGACGGGTTTCAATACTCTCAATAATTTTAGATTCACGAATTGGTGAACGTAGTAATGTTTTTTGTAATTCTAAATCTTTAATTTCATTGTTGAGTTGCATATAGGATTCGGAATCTTTTGTACTCTTATATTCATCATAAGCAGTTCTTAAAAGTGCTTTTTGAATGTCAATTTGTTCTTCTAAAGCAACTATTGCGTCAATTCTCAATGTATCCATTACAACAAATTCTTCTTTTGTTAATCCTCTGTAATAATACATTGGTATAGTTGAAAGAAGGTCACCAGTTTTCTTATCGTATACTTCTAAATCTCCAGATTCTGGTGAGCGTTTGTAAAAGTATTTATCTTTCTTTTTTAATTTTTTACTTACGTGACTAAAAAACTCTTTGATTTGTACTTGTGTTTTAGCGTCATATGGAAATTCTGGATCTTCAATACTCATCTCTATTATCAGAAGGCATATTTGCTCCTAAATAAACATACTTAGGAAATCCTTCTCTTTCGGAGCCTTCTCTATCTAACATATAATACCCTGGCTTTGCATTATTGCCAGCTTGTATATTACTAGACTTTTTTACAGATTTCACAGATTTCACAGTATTTATATTCTCTAAAGGTATCACTTCATTTTCCTCTACAATCGTAACACTCGCTACAGTAGTTGTTCTTTCTCCAAAGAAAAAGTTTACTACAAAGAATGAAATAAAAGCCCATAGTATACAAAATAACCAAAATGGAAACCATGTATGTTCTTCATCATTCGTAAGACCAAACTCTTTCCAAACGCCGGTTTTATTAAACATAAGTGTTGGTTTCAAATACAATATTAAAACAACACCTAATAAATATAATAAACAACTGAGTAAAATTACTCTCATCTTCTTCTATTGTATAATTTAAAAATCATCTTCCGCCGTTTGTACCATAGCACTTGCCGAACCTTGCATATAGAAGTTGTCTTGTGTTTGTGCTTCAGACATTTCTGGGAAATCAGTAAATCCCATTTCAATACGCTGATTTCTATCTCTTTCGTATTGTTCAGCATTGTACTGATAAATTACTTTTGTTCCACCAACCGCCCAATCCCCAAGACCTAACTTCTTTTTCACTAGTTCTAATGATTTTTCCTCTTTTGACATTCTATCAAATCTGCTAATAATCTCCATCTTCTCTTTTTCATTGCGTTTTGCTATTTCAATACGTATCTCCTCATCCGTAAGTCTAAATCTTTCTTGTCTATATTTGTTTAATAATGTCTTTAGAATTTGTTTTGGCGCATTTGTTGAAGAATCTAACGATGTATTATCCTGTAAATTTGTCGGGGCTATGACATTCGGGTCAAGCATATCTCGTAAAATACCGAAAACACCGCTTTGAAGAATATATTGTACTCCAATCTTACCACCTAATAATAATGGTGTGCGCACATGCTTCTGAAAGACTTTTATAAAACTTGATAATTGCTCAATCGCATATTGTATCTTTGATTTCGCGAATCCATTTACTTTTTCTTTTAGAGGATTTAAGAAATCTGTATGGAGTGAAATAAACTTTTTAATATCTGTAATAATTAATTTATCTAAATTATAATCTGCTGGAATCTCTAACTGCTCTAAGTTAAAACCTTTCAGAATTCTTGATAATGGTATTAGAATAGATGATTCTAGTGATTCAATTACTTGACGAACTGGCTGGTCTACCATTTGTTCAATCATATGCGTGTCATTTTCTCCAATAAAATCCTTTATTTCTCTTAATCCTTGAATCGCATAACTAGATATTCTTCCATACGCTAGTGCAAAATCTGCGTCATTTGCTGTTTTATCCAATTTAATTAAATTCATCAAGGTTTCATTCATTAACTCTTTCCATTCTTCAAATGGACTTGGTTGGATAGAGTAGAGAATTTGAAATAACTCATTACCAACTTCAATATTTATTTTCTTTTCTGGCACTACAGAATTTGCTAGATGAACAGCATTCAATAGTTTCTGGAAGCTTGTGTCTGTTATTTCAACACTTTGCTCTTTTAGAGCTTGCTCTCCTTGTGTGCTAATATCTTTTGGCAGTTTGAATCCACAATATGAGCATATACCATTATAACCAGGTTGATGCGGTAAACCGAGCATTGTTCCTTGATAACATACTTTTAAGAATAGTTTATAATATTCTTCTTTAGAAACAGAGAACCCTATTTTTTCTTCCTTTCGTAATTCAAATGTAAATCCACTATGACTATTAATTGGACCTTTTGGTGTATCTTTTGGTGGAAGAGTTACTAGACTCTTTGATTTCCAGAAATTTAATGGTTTATTGATATCATTATAGCAACATGTTCTTTCACTATAAGGAGATAGTTCCTTTTTAACAGTTTCATGAGCATGTTTATGGGTTTCCAATATATATCCACGAACCTTTTCATGAATATTTGCTGCTTCAGCAATAATAACTTCTTCAGGTTCTTTATATAAGAATGGTGTAAAACCATTAGGAATGCTTTCTTGTAATCCTTCTGATAATTCTGCTTTACCAAACGTTGCCAATATATATTCTTTTTTTCTAGAAATTAAATTTTGAACATCAGAAAATACTAAAATTTCTTTCAATAAGGATTCTATGTATTTAACAATTAGTTCTTGTCGTTTTCTATCACTTCGCTCTTCTAAAAATCTAGATAAGAACCATGGGTCTTCCGATGATTCATTTGATTTTGCTACTAATATTATATTTGTAATACATGCCATAAAATCAATTATTCTTTTATCACCTTCTTTACCCAATGGATATCCGCGTAAATCAATAGTACATCCATATGTTGAAAATCTTGGAATGTAATTTGGTATATGTGTTTGGATTTCAAGAATTGCATACGCAAGAATTGAAGCAATAATAATACGATTTCTATAAATATCATAATCTTGTGCTTTTACTGTTTTTTGTTGTTTCTGTCTTGCTTTTTCAGCGGCGACATATTGTTCTCGTGTAGGTCTGCGATTTACAGCAGCATCTACGCCATTTACAATAAATATATAACCAGCAGCATCGGGAAAAATGCCAATTCTATCAAAGAGTTCACGAGTTTTTTGATAATATAAAGTCTTTGCTTCCGTATCAAATTTAATCTCTTCTACATTACCAATTGGAATACCAAGAACTTCCTCTATTTCATCTTGTGCTATTGCTTCTTTATCTACTAATTCACTTCTGCCAACTAATGGAGCGCCATCATCACTATATTCAAGAGAATTATCAAATTCTAAATTAGAAATTGCTTGGCCGCAGTTATTACAAATAAACTTTCCTTGGAATACACCGCCACTAAAACGAATAAGTAATTCTTTGTGAATTGTTTCTTTTTCACGAGGGTGTAAATATTCTTGTAAAATTAATTGTTCGTGATTACACAAGCAAGGTTTAGTACAACTCACGCAATAAATCCAATTATCTTTCTTATACGCTTGATATTGTGTTAAGAATTTGGACAATAGTTGCATGCGACCATCGTTTTCTTTTACTTTGCGAATCTTTACTAAATCATCTACATGCTGACAACTATTAATATCAGGCTTGTACAAAGCATCTTCATTTTTAATGCTAATTAATAATGCTTCATGTAATGATTCAACAAATTGTTTATTTACAAATTCATTTCTAAATCTTGCGAGTCCTTCAGGAAATCCTGCGATTGTAGCATACATTAAATTCTGTACATACATATTAAGTCCAGCAAATATTGCTATATCATTTTTCTTATAAAAAGGAATTCTCTTTTGTATTAAACCAATGAATTGATTAATAATAGGTTCAGAATTTAATATTGTAAATACTTCTTCATATCTTTCATCGCTAATAAGATTTTTATTTGTGAATACTATTGTTTTTAATTCATCATTTACCTTTTCACGAATATATTTAATATGATTTTTAATATGCGCAATTGTTGTATCAACCTTTTGTATCAAAACACTTTGCTGGTCGAAAGAAAACTCTTTTTGGTAAAACCCATAAGATTTTAATTCAATAAGAGCATCTCCTAGACCATATATAGTGAGTGGTATATTTTTTAACCAATCTTCAATCACCACATTGCCTGTAACACTTGTTTTAGAACCAACTGCTAAAATTGAGCCGGCAGATGGGATACTAGATATACCATCTTGTTCCTTTATAATCTCATCCATAATGCGACGACGTAGTAATGATCTTCCAATATCATATGCTAGTTTCCCAGAACGTGTAGAGCCAAATTCTCGCTCATACATTTTAGGAAATAGTAAATAACTTGTGATAACTGCTTCTTCAGGAGATTCTAATAATCTTGCTTCTTGGTTTTCTTTGAGACGGCCTACTCTGCCTTTTAATCCGCGTAAAACACTATATAGCACAGAGCTTATATCGCCTAGTCTTACTGGACGAGTTGGTTTAGCATTAGGGTCTGAAGAAGTTCTAGAATCAGGAAGTTTGGGTAATCCATCGACATTTGGTATCTCAATATCATCAGGATATGGTGCTCTAAAAAAGTCTTTATCTTGTAGAAATCTGGACGCACCTTGGTCTCCTTTTGTATTATATGAAATAAAGTGTTCTTTATTATATTTATCCCACCCAATATACCAATTTGGAAGAATATCTGTAGAAACTACATTTTGATTACCAACAAATCTTGTAGATGCATATTCATTCTCTTTTTTAATTGTATCAATTAAATATCGAATCGCTATATTAAGAGTAGTTTCCGTTGGGTTTTCTACTTCAGTTGGACTTTCAATCCAATCAACTCTATCTAAGTAAACAACTCTATTTACATCGGCAACTGGCTTTGAAAAATTATTATACTGGCTTGTTACTAAATCTAAAATTGTATCATAGGATGTTTCTTTTTTGGAAAGAGGAACGCCATTTTTAGCATATAATACAAGTTCATTACGAAGTAATAAACATAATTCTGTTAAACGACGAATTTCTTGTATCTTCTTTGGAGATTTCTGTTCTTTTAAATTTAATTTTGAAATTAAATCTTGAAGCATATCGCTGCGCTGAACATTATCAGTATAGTTACGTTCAGATGATACAATCTCTTTAATTTCTCCAAAAACATCATCTTCTATTTCTAGAATTTCTTCTTCTTCTAAAAGACCATCGTCTGCTTCTTCGTTTTCATTTGTAGAATTTAGTGGTGTCGGAATCTCTCTTCCTCGTAGAACATCTATTCCAGTATCAAGAGGAATACCGATATTATTAAATTCAAGGCTTATAACATCATCGTTTTCATCTTTTAGTTTTATAGAGTCTTCTTTTTCATTAACTTCTGTAATTACGTATTTACCTACAGGAACTCCTTCTGGGCCATGAAATGCTTCTGCTAGTTGTGTTACACGATAATCCTGTTGTACTACAAAAGCAGGATTTGTTCGCTTTGTTACAACAAATAAATCTTCAATATCATATTCTTCTTTTAAGAATCCATCTTCAATTACTAATTCAACTAATCTATCAGCAACTCCATCTGGAAGAATCTTAATTAAGTTTTCATCTAGATAATAAATGCGGCCACGAGTACCATCGTATCTTCCACCAATAATATGAATTTTATCACCTAGTTCAAATCCTGTTTCTTCCGTTATTTCTTTAGAATCTTCCATTCTTCCCTATAAGTTTCTAATAAAGTAAATAAAGAATAGTTGCCGTATTATTGATATAATAAAAAAGTGAAAATAATTATCTAAAGATGATGTTATATAGTAAGTTAGAAAAATGGTAGCTTCTTCTAAGTATGTCATTGGGATTGATTTGGCCACGTGTATGTCCATGGTGGCGGTTTGGAAAGACGGTAAGGTAGATATTATTGCGTCAGAATCAGGGAATCGCACTGTTCCTTCGTATGTTTCATTTACGGACGAAGAGCGTATTGTTGGTGAAGCGGCCAAGTCTATGAGTGCGACAAATCCTCGTAATACAGTGTTTGATGC